CAAACTGGTGAAACTGGTAAGATATATGTAGCTAAGGATACTAACTTAACATACAGATGGACTGGTACTCAATACTTAGAGATTAGTTAGAGTTTAGCGTTAGGCGAAACTCCTAGTACTGCATATCCTGGAGATAAAGGTAAAGCTAATAGAGATGCTTTAAATAGTATGCCTACTAAACTTACTTCATATCTTACTCCTACTACTAGTACTGGTGAGTTAGTTAAGATTAACTATAAGTATGCAGCTAAAGATGGTTTAAATTATGGTCCATTACAGGACGATAATATAGATATACCATCAGCTACAACTACTAATGCAGGTGCTATGTCTGCAATAGATAAAGGTAGATTAGATGATTTATATAATGAATTTGGTAGTATACAGAATCCTGGCGATAAACTTGATTCACTACCTAAGAACTTAGTTACTGGTGTAGATGCAACGTCTAGAAATGCAACTAGCGTAACTATTAATTATAAGCAATCTGATTTGTCTACGGCTAGTAATTCATATGCTAATCCCATTACTAAGTCACAAACCATACCTTCTGCTAATCAAACTCAGGCTGGTGTAATGACTGCTAGTGATAAGTAGAACTTAGACGTTAATATACCTAATAGAATTACTAATCTAGATAATAAAGTAACTACTGAAGTAGATAGATTAGAATAGCTTATCGAGAGCAGTTCATCCGAGATTACTAATGATTTGAATGTAGAGATACAAGCTAGAAAGGATGGTGATGCTCAGTTACAGACTAATATCAATAATCTGTAGTCTACTATGAATACAGAATTAGCTAAGAAGGTTGGTAAAGTAACTGTAGCTGGTTCTGGTAATGCTGTTACTACTGCATCTATTAGTGGTGATACTCTTACTTTAACCAAAGGAGCTACATATAATAACTATGTACATCCTGCTGGTTCTGCACCTAGCAAAGCATCTGGATTCTATAAGTTCTCTACTGATTCTACTAGTCATGTAGCTAGTGTTACTGCTGTAACTAAAGCTGATATAACTGCATTAGGTATACCTGCATAGAATACTAATACTACTTATACATTTGCTAATGGTTCTGCTGGTAATTTCACAGTAACTCCATCTGGAGGTAGTGCATAGACTGTAAGCGTTGGTAAGCCAGCTAATGCTGGCAATGCTGACACAGTTGGTGGTATTAGTCCATCTGCTTTTGTAAAAAAAGCTGGGGATACTATGACGGGAGTATTATCAATAAATCAAACTTCATCTGGCTAGCCTTTAACTTTGCGCGGTACTAATACTGTGGGTCTTATCTAGTTTGTTAATAACGAAGTAGAAACTGCAGAAGTAGGGTATACGGATTCATTAGGTGCATACTTATATAATGATAAACTGACAACTCATCCGTGTATATCATTAGGCCGCGTAGATAGTTTAGATGAAGGAGCAACTTTCTATTATGGAGGTACTCATTATAAATTACTCCATAAAGGTAATTATGCTAATGAGTTAGATTAGCGTTATTCACCAAAAATGGTATATAACTATGATAAAGGATGTTTGGTAAAATTAAGAAATGCATCTAGTGTTGATGCAATGATTACTGTAAGAATATTCGGTAATTCCTATTATACTACACCTCCGTTTGATACAGTAATATAGTTCTATAATTATAATACAGGAAACTCAATAATATAGTATTCTGGGGTTAATAACGGAGCTGGATTTGGTGGTATAAAGGTATTTAACTATAATGGTTAGGTCTATCTATGGTTTAAACAAACACGACAATTCCAATCTTTTGTAGTACACGCTTATTATAGTAATAGCAGTGACTATAGAAACATGGTTGAAACTATTACCAATGAAGATATGCCTACTTCTGGAGTAACTAGAACAGTAACTATAACTCCTAAATAGGCTATATACTCTTACGATAATATAGCAGTAGGTAATGTTACGTCTGCCGGGGTCGTTAAAACCCCTTAGGAAATGATTGCTAAATACTTCCGTTTTGAAAAAGATGGTACTAATGTAGGTTATGTAGGGGCTGGTTCTGCTACTAACAAGAATATATACATATAGTCGCAAAATGATAATTCTATACACTTTTGTGTAGCTGGTTATAGTGCATATGCAGGTATAACTGTACACACAAATAGTAATGTATCCATAGGAGGTGATGCAGCTACAGAAAAACTCAACGTTGCAGGTAATATTACATCTACCGGCAAAGTATCCGCAGCTAATGGTTTCTTCAAAGAATCCGATGCCAGATTAAAATCAGATATTAAACCTTTAGACTATACTCTAGACTAGATATGTTCTATACCTACTGTATCATTTGTAATGAATGATTAGAAGCAAATAGGTACTATAGCATAGAACTTAGAGGAATTAGGTTTTGAGGACATAGTAACTGAAAGTGATACTCTTAAGTCTGAAGTAAGTAATCCCGAACAGTTTGAATCATTCACTAAAGATGGTGAAGAGTATGTTAAGGTTAAGAAGGTAGAGTATGAGATGTTAGGTGTATTAGCTATTGAAGGAGTTAAGATGCTTAAGGATGAGATTGAAAAGCTTAAAGCTGAAATAGAAACTTTAAAGAATAAGCAACATGAGTAATGAAATAGCAACATATTCTATGATATTAAGTAAGCTTAGTCTAGGTAAGAGTGGGACAGAATGTCCTACTAAAACCTAGATTTTAGCTATTAATTCATTAATCGTTATTGATAATGCTTCTACTTATGGAGCTAATGAATGTGTAAAGATAGATGATATACGTAAGAAAGTAGAGACTTGGAATTACTACTTAACAGTATCACCTACTAGTATGTCATTTGGAGCTGGCGGTGGTAGTAAGTCTTTCACTGTTAGTTCTTATAAAAGAAAAGTATTAGACGGAGTAGAATAGAGTGGTGATACTAGTGTATCATTAAAGTCTACTACTATATCTGGTACTGGATTCTCTTTAAGTGGAACTACAGTAAGTGCTTCTGCTAATGAAATTACTTCAAATAGAACAGGTACAGTTACTATAACTCAGAATGAGTCTAATAAGACAGTTACTATTAGTTTATCACAGGATGGAGATGATGTTAGTTCATATGGTGAATGGACTATATCTGTATCAGCTAGTCCTACTAGTGTATCTAGCAGTGGAGGTACTTCTACTATTACAGCTAGTGCTAAGAGAACTGTATATTGGGCTAGTGGAGATGTTACTGAAGAAACAGGTAATCCTACACTGTCTACTAACTTAGGTAGTCTTAGCAGTAGCTCTTCACCTAGTACTTTAACATTAGGAGAGAATACATCTACATCTAGTAGAACCGCAACTATTAAAGCAACTCATGGTGGCAAGTCTGCCACTTGTACAGTTACTCAAGCAGGTGCTGAACCTACTATTGAGTATGTATTTACAATTAGTCCGTGGCAAGTTAATGTTGGAGCTAGTGGTGGTACAGGAGATATAGGCTTTACTTCATATAAGTTGGTAAATGGTAATCAGATCAGTTTAGGATATAGTATAGATAGTAGTACATTACCTTCGTGGGCAACATATAGTAATGGTAGATTCACTATAAGTTCTAATTCATCTACATCTTCTAGATCTGCAAATGTGTACTTTACATAGAGTGAATCTGGAAAAAGAGATTATGCTACAATATCACAAAGCGGTTATGTACCACCTGCAGATAATTATGTATTTACTTGGGAAGGTGGTAGTACCTCAGATGTTAGCGCAAGCTTCCCGTGGGATTTCTCTACTAATGGAACTGCTACTAATATACCAGTAGTATCTACTAAGAATGGTAGTAGTCAATCTTGGAGTGTGTCTAGTAAGCCTAGTTGGATAACTACTTCTACTACTAGTAGTAAAGTTACTATCAGTGCATCCGATAATAGTGGATCTGCAAGAAGTGGAAAAGTAGTATTAACTCAGAGTGGTTCTGGTAATACATTAACTGTTAATGTTAGTCAAGGTGCTAAGCCTGCTGAAAATGTATATGTATTTACAATAACACCAAATACATATGATGCTCCATATAGTAGTGCCTCTTTCATACCAAGAACAGTATCTACTAAGAATGGTAGTAATATAGGCTATAGTTTAACTTCTGGTGGTACTGATTGGGTAGTTGTATCTACAACTGGAAAAATAACTGTAGAGATATTGAAAAACACTACTTCTAATACTAGAAGTACTACTCTAGTATTTACATAGAATGAATCTGGTAAGACTCAATCTATAAAGATAACTCAAAGCGGTTATACTCCTACATATACGTTTAACGTAACTCCGACGAATTTAAGCGTAACTGCAGCAGAAACGAACGAGACGCTTACAGTGAATTCTTATAAGACTGTACTTAAAAGCGACGGTAGTGAAACTACAGAATCTCTAAACTACGAATTCTCGTCAAACGCAAGTTGGGTTAATGCTGCAAGAACTACAACCAACACTACATATATAACTGTAGCATAGAACTTAACAACTAACTAGAGAAGTGCTAAGATTACTTTAACTCAAGCAGAGAGTGGTGCTCAAGTATTTACAAATGTTATCCAAGCAGGGCAATAGGTAGTTGACAATAAGCTTACTTTAACTAGTATTACTTATAGTACTGGTTACTTATTCCCTTCTGGTTAGACGCCAGTAGAAGGTGAAACTGCATATTTAGGTTTTATGGTACCTAATACATTCACATGGAAAACTTCTAATGGTTTAGCTATTAATAGAGGAACTATTTATGCTGGGAATATAGGGAATATATATGTACGTGAGAATGATAGGTATAAGTTAGTTAAATCGTTCTAGTTACAAACAGGAGATCAAACTATTAGTTTCTAATGAATCCGTACTTAGCACATATGACAGATAGAGAATTGTTGGAGCAGATATATCTTCTGCTCCTTCAAATCAACGTAAAGGTAAGTGAGATAGATAATGATACTAAACAATTTGGTATGAACGTAGCAGCCAATCTAGTTGGTGATGCTCTAATGATGAATAACAATGATGCCGAGAGAAGAAATAATTAAACAACTTAAACCTTACTTTGATGTAAAGGAATTAGTATGTAATCACATATATAGTAGATTTGGAGAATAGTCATGGATGTTCTTAAGTACATAGCTACTACATGTATTACTGTGTCTACGTACTGATATTTTACGAATGCCAATGCATATCAATATTGGTAATATGCATCAAAGAGGTATGCGTTGTAATATGTGTCCTTTAGTAAAAGGTAAGAAGAGTGTATATGTATCTGCACATGTAACCGGTAATGCCATTGACTTTACTTGTGATGATAAGACTGCAGAAGAAATAAGAGAGATAATAAAGGCTAAACCTTTATTATTACCATGTAAAGTACGTTTAGAGGAGGGAGTATCATGGGTTCACTGTGATGTTTACGATGATGGAACAGAAGATAAAATAACAACATTTAAAGCATAATATATGTTACAGAGAGAGATAGTTAGATTTAGAGCATCAGATACGTAGCCTAATCCTCTAGAAGTAGATTATTGGATTGACGTTACCTCTAATTACTATGGTGGTTGTATTAGATACTACCGTAATGATACTAATACATGGGAGATGCTAGATCTGAATGATAAGCAAGTAGATGCTATCATTGATTATATTAATAGAGCTCTTGATTAGATAGAACAGTTTATTAATGAAGCTATAACTGAAATCAGAAATGAATTAGCTGAGTTTAAAGATGAACTGAAAGAAGAAGTTAATAGACTGTGGTAGTATATTAATTAGAAAGTAGAAGAGTTAACTACTCAGATTAATGATATTAGAAATGAAATTAATGGTATCAAGTAGGATATTACAAACATCAATAATAACATTGATGATATAAACCAAGATATTACTAATATCAATTCTAATATTGAAGATATTCGTCAAGATATAACTAATATAGTAGGTAGTGATTTAACTTCTATTCAACAGAAAATTACTGAATTAACTCAGAATATACAAGAGTTAGATAGTAAGATTGACCAATAGATCAGTGATTTAAGAAGCTATATAAATAGTGAAATTACTAAAGCTAAGAATGAACTTAAGACCTACGTAGATGGTAAAGTTACTGATCTTACTGAGTTAATTAATCAAGAGATTGAGAATAGAACTAATGCAGATAACAATCTGCAATCTCAGATTAATGAGCTTAAACAATTGATTACTAATGCACAAAATGCTATTGATACTCATGCTGCTAGAAGAGATAATCCTCATGTAGTTACCAGAGCTCAATTGTCATTAGCTACTACCGATAATGTTGTATTTAATAAAGTAAGTGCTCCTAGTGGGTTCTTTAAAGAGTAATAGTTATGAATAAATGTGACGGTATAAAGATATTGGAGCTGGATCCTAAGCGCATACTAGAAGGAAACGAATACATGGTAATAGCAGAGAAGGATTAGAACTTTAAAGCTCCTATTAACTAGATTGTTGATTTAGTAGTTAGTGATGATAGACTTAAGAACTACATAGATACTACTATAGAATCTTCAATAGGTGATTTCAAAAATGAAGTTAATCAAAGTATATCTGAACTCACTAGTAAGATAAATAACCTGGATAGTAAGATAACTACTGTTAACAACAGAATTACTAATCTGGAGTCTAGTATAGATGATATTGAACAGAGTATAACTAGTATCAATAATAAGATTACTAATATTGAAAATAATCTTGGTAATGTTGGTGAATTACTTGATGAAGAGTATATTACTCAGCTAATAAATAAACTTATTAGTGAGAATAAGATATCTGTATTAGATCCAGTACAACAGGCAATGAACAAAGGTACTGGTGTTACTTTAGCATTACCTAGTGCTAATAACGGTAAGATATCATTACCTATATGGACTGGTACTGAAGCTGAATATAATTAGCTTACTAAAGTAGCAGGTATGACTTATAATATTATTGATGAGGAGAGTGAGTAATGTTAGAGTTAGGTATAGCAGGGGGACGAGCAGTTCCCCTACAAAAGAGAACTGTAGGCAATACTAATATATCTGATGTATTTGATGGAGTAAATCATATATGGCCTACTAGGGATGATGTAGCTTACTTCTATGATTTCAATAGTATATAGTTGAGATTCATATGGACTGATTCTAACGGTAGAGATTTTGATACTGGTACTAACATTACTAACGCTCCTAGTATCCCTAGTGAAATAGTAGGATGGAGTTGGGGTTCGTCTGAAAATAGAACTCAACCGTTTTTATACTGGGGAGGCGATAACACTCAATCTGGAGCAGAGTGTGTAATGGTAGACATTAAATCCATACAAGATGTATATACTAATGATCCTAGTTTAACTATGCCGGAATAGTTAATTGTATAGCTTAGAGGAAACTGGTTTGGAAATAAAAATGACGGTATTGTGACTGTTGAATGCACTGCTTATAAAGGAGGAGTTATAGTAAAAGCATATCAAATGAAGGGTAGTGATATGGGAGTAACAGGTCAATCATTTGTATTCGCTGATAAAGATGGTTGGGTGTCTGAAGAAGGTATGCCTAATAAAATATGGGTTGGAGAAGCTGTTAAATACGTTGATAGATGGTATAAAATTAATCCTGTAGATGATAGCGTAGAAGGTATGCCCAATTTAACGATATAGAGAGACTTTACACATAAAGGTACTTTAAGTACTTCCGTTAATGGTTATGTTACATTTAATGGTAAATAGTATAAGACATGGAATGATTAGACTAATGTAGACGGAGATATAATAATAGGATCTGTTAGATGTCTGAATACTGATACTATGACTGAGGAAGGATAGATTAAAGTAATCGCTATGAATGAGAATGGCACTATATACAACGATAGTATAAGTACTGCATTCAGATATGGATATGTAGCGGGTAATAGTGAAAAGAGAGGTCAGCAGTTTATTAGGAGTTATGTAAGCAGTAGAGACGGTTAGGCAGCAGATGAGGAATTTGCTGTAGTTAATTACTTTGATAAGACTGAAGCTGGTCAAGTTGTAGCATTAAATCCAATAACATAATGAAAACAATATTGTATATTTCAATGATGAATATACGAGATAGAAAGAATACGATACTCCAGAACAGGAGATTATTTAATTATTAAATATTTGCAAATATGGTTAAACAAGAAAATCCTAATTTCATAGCATCTAAGTATGCTCCAAATCCTAAAGAGGTTTCTTACTGGATTGACTTAGCAACAGACAGTACTGGTAATGTTATTAAGTCATATAGTCCTAATCTTAAGAAATGGATACCACTGAATAGAGATGCTAATGTAGACCAATGGACTCACATTAAAGAGATTGTCCAATCTGTTGGTTTAAACTATGATAAGAATAGTGACATTATATCTTTGCCTGACAATAGTAGCAATAACTACTTTAAAGGTACTAGTATAGTAGATGCTATTAATAAAGGTGATGCTGCTGTAAAAGCTCAAGTAGATAGACTGGATACTAAGATTGATGATGTGAATGAAGACTTATAGGACTTCAAAGCATTAAAAGGTCAACCTAATGGTCTTGCTGAACTTGATGGTAATGGTAAAGTACCTGCTAGCCAATTACCTTCATATGTTGATGATGTGATGGATGCATATGCTACTTATACTGTATCTCCTACTGGAGTACTTCAGAATATAAAGTTATATGCAGATGCTGAACATGAAACTCCTATAGTAGGTGAGAGAGATAAAATATATGTTAATGTAACTCCTGGTGAAGTAAGCTATCAATTTAGATGGTCTGGTTCACAATGGGTACACATTGATTCTAATGCTATTATCATTGGCGATATTACTGGTACTGCTTATGATGGTGGTAAGGGTAAAGCTATGGAGAATGTAGTTAACTCTATGCCAGATAATTTATTAAGTACATTCCAATTAGATCAAACAGATGTTAATAACATTACTATCAGTCTTACTGGAGTAGAGAAGAGTGATGGTAGATATGTAGAATCTACTTTAGCTGATATTACTATTACTCCTGCTACTAATACTGTTGCTGGGTTAATGACTGGTGCTGAAAAGTTAGCTATTAATGAAACTCTTCCTGATGCAATTAATGATGAAAAGGTTGCAAGAGAGAATGCAGTGAAAGAACTCAAAGCTAAGGATACAGAACTTCAAGGTAATATTGACAGTTTAGAGACAGCTTTAAGTCAAGATATTACAGAGCTTAGAAGTACTATACTTAAAGTAAATGACAAGGTAGGTTTAACTGAAGCTAATGAAATGCCTGACTTATCAAGTACTAATTACTTAGCAGATAGTCCTAGTGCTATAAGTGCTGCAGTTACTCTTGATGAAGAGATTGGTAAGCTTAGTAGAAATGAGAATGAACTGTGGTATGGTGTTAAGTTTGACTTAGCTAATGGTTCTAGTCCTGATGGTGTACGTACTGGTAATATGGAGATGCATAGAACGCTTCCTATCCAGAGTAAGATGAGAGGGTGTACTATCAGCAATACGGATAATACTAAGAAATACTTAAAAGCAAACGACTGGACTAAGTGGGAAGACGGTACTACCTCATCTCAAGATAGTAGTGGGGTTGGTGTAGAAGCTTTTGTAGAAATTCCAGAACATTATAGATTACTTATAGCTACTCCAGATAATACAGTTGAAATTCGTATGAGTGAATACAATCTTCCTGGTTATACTAAAGTAGAAAAGAAATATATTGGTGCATATGAGGGAAGTGTAAATCTAGATAGTTCAAGTCATAATAATTTATTAAGAACTCAAGTTCGTAATACTGCTCCTATAGTAAGCAAAACTAGAACAGAATTCCAGACTATGGCTAGAAACAATAATAGAACTAATAACTGGAATATCTATACTTATGATGCTCACAGAGATCTTACTTGGTTATTCGTAGTAGAATATGCTACATTAAATAGTCAGAAAGCATTTAATGCTAATTTAACTGCAGAGGGTTATCATCAAGGTGGTTTAGGTGAAGGTGTAACTACAGGAGCTGTAAAGGTAAATGGTGCTGATACATGGTCATTTGTACCCTGTGGTACTACTAATTCGTTAGGTAATGGTACTGGTATAATTGAGTATACTCATACTAACACTAATACAGAAGGTGCATCTACTGGTACTAAGGTAGTTAATGTTCCTAGATACCGTGGTATTGAGAATCCATTTGGTCATGTGTGGAAGAATGTAATTGATGTAGTAGTTGCTGGTACTGATAATAGTGTATACATCTGCAAAGACTATACTAAGTTTGGTACATTTGAAGGAGGAACTAATCCTACTGCAGAACAGTTAATTACAGCAGGTTATGAGTTACAAGACTTTAAGGAAAGTACAATTACTAGTCAATATGTGAAAAAACTCGTTAATAATAATTAGGCGGATTTGTTCCCAGCTATAGTAGGTAATGGGGCAAGTTCTACAACTTATTATTGTGATTATCACTGGACTAGTGCTGTAGCTACACCTAGAACGCTTCTGATCGGCAGTGGCTCGGACTATGGGTCTAGTGCGGGTTTGTTCTATTTGAATTCTGGCACTGGGTTGGACTATTCCTCTGCTTATGTCGGGACTCGAATTACCTTCTATGGTGAACCCGCTTTACCGGCAGCTCCAGCTACACTGGAATTAGATGATGAAGATTACGAACAGATAGATTCTATGGAATCTGAAGAAAACTGGTTTTAATTAACCAACAAAAGGTTGCAGTCGTGAGTAAATCAGCAGTAACTCAGACAATGAGTCTAATGCAGGTTTGTTCAATTTGAATTCTAACAATGAGTTAGACAATTCCAATGCTAATGTCAGGACACTGAAATACGTAAAAAATTATAACTGACAAAAATCAAGGGCTGAACCTTACCTCTTGGTAAAATATGACATGCTTCTTAAGTGCATTAGTAGCGAAAGTGAAGATGCACGAAGGTATTTCAGAAAATATTATTTATGAAGAGATATAATAATTTATTCGATAAGATTGTTAGCTTAGACAACTTATATTTAGCAGATAAGAAAGCTAGAAGAAATAAATCTAGTAGAAAAGATATCAAAGAGTTTGACTAGAATAAAGAAGAATTACTTAAAAAACTATAGCAGAATTTAATTAACGGTACGTATAAAACTTCTGAATATAATACATTTATAATTAGAGAACCTAAAGAAAGATTAATATTCAGATTACCTTATTATCCAGATAGAATAGTACATCATGCTGTAATGAATATAATGGAACCTATATGGGTATCTATCTTTATTAAAGACACTTATAGCTGTATTAAACACAGAGGTATTCATGAAGCATTACATAATGTTAAAGAAGCTTTAAAAGATGTAGATAATACTACTTATTGTCTTAAGCTAGATATCAGAAAGTTCTATCCTAGTATAGACCACGAAGTATTAAAAGGTATAATAAGAAAGAAGATAAAGGATTAGAAGTTATTATAGCTATTAGATGAGATAATAGACTCAGCAGAAGGTGTGCCTATTGGTAATTACTTATCTTAGTTCTTCGCTAATCTATATCTTACTTACTTTGACCATTGGCTTAAAGAAGATAAATAGGTCAAATATTATTTCAGATATGCAGATGATATAGTAATATTGCATAATAATAAAGAATACCTATGGAGTTTATTTGAAGAAATGAAGTAGTATATAGCTACTTTAAAATTATCTTTTAAAGATAACTATCAGGTATTTAAGGTGGAAGATAGAGGAATATCATTTGTAGGTTATGTAATAAGGCATGACTATACTTTAGTAAGAAAGAATATTAAGCGTAGTATGTGCAGGAAAGCTGCTAGATTAGGTAGAAAGAAACACATTACAGTAGAAGATTACAAACAAGAAATGTGTAGTCATATAGGTTGGCTTAAACATTGTAATGGTATCAACTTATTAAAGAAGATATTACGCTATAAAGAGCTATTAGTTTATGCAAGAAGATTTTCAAAATAGAAACTTTAAATAAACCTTATCGTTATATAGTTATAATCTCAAACGGAATTTCGAGCCCTATCAGATTTTACTCCCCTTTTAATCTGTTAGGGCTTTATTTGATTTTTATTATCAGCTACTATCTATGAATTACCAACAATTAGGAGAACATACTATGTCAATATTTAAGAACATGTTCAGTAGTGCGGATAAATGCATAGCTTCTGTTATAACTGGGCTACTTTCTATATTCGCGCCTGTATGGGTTCCTATCACTGCTGTCGGTGCATTGATACTACTTGATGCTATCTATGGTTATAAAGTCTCTAAAAAATATGGGCATCCTAAGATTGAATCACATAAAGCATGGAAAACTATATGGAAGACTAGAGATGCAGCAGTAGCAATAACTAGTGCGTCAATAATAGATTAGCTGGTAGTAACCTCTATTAACCTGCATGCTGTAGAAATAGTAGCAGGAATGATAGCCTTAGTTGAGTTTTGGTCGTTACTAGAATCATTTAGCGACTTATATCCTCAATGGAAGATATGGAAAATACTCAAGAAGGTTATAAAAGCAAAAGGAGAGAAATATTTAGATATATCATTAGATAAAGAATTACCAGATGATTCCAATACTAAAGCAGATAGTTAATTGGTTTACAAGGAATTTCAGAGCAGTCGCAGTAGGTTTAGTTAGTTTACTTATTGCGACTGTTTTTGTTTAGAATCATTAGCTACAGAAAAAGAATAAAGAGATTGACAGAATAACTAACAATATTAGAGCTTACGAACAATTAGCATCCTAGAAGGAATAGTTAAACAGAGTACTATAGCTTACTATAGAAGAATTAAATACTAGTAATGATAGTTTATTAAAAGAAACCAAGGATGCTTAGAAAAAGCTTAAAATCAAAGACAAGAACCTAACTAATATAAATGTAATCAATACCGAGATTAAAGATTCAGTTAGAACCATTATAAAACATAAGCTAATAGATTTCGACGAAGAACTTAAAATTAATCCATTAACAACTATCATAGTTAGTAGAAAGGATTCAATCCTTAAAGCCACATTAGATATTAAGAATCAATAGATTCTGTTTGTAGAAGAGAAGAAAGAATACAAGAATAAGTACCGTAACGGCTTTATTAGGTTCTTGCACTTTGATTGGAAACGTATACGTACCAAAAAATATCAGATAGTTAACAGTAATCCAATAATCAAGGTAACTGATACTCGTGTAATTGAGTTACCAAAATGATAATCAATATATTCAATAATATTAATCAATAATAATATGCATAGAATATTTCGTGTAAAGGCTTACGAAGCAGAACACGGTCCTCACTTCAATGAGGAACATGCTCGTAAAGCTGTAAGTAAAATGGAAAATGAGGATGGTACTCGTGGACCGCATTGGTCTGTAGAAGAAACTACCGCATTAGCTAGTCAGTACGGAATAAATCTGGGTAGCAGATTTAACCGTTATGATTGGTTCGTAGCACTTAACATGGTTTATTCTGATTACTATAAAGTAATTATAAGTATGACTAACTCTAATAGTACTAAGCATTTTGTTGAATTGGCAAAGGCTTGGATCAATGATAAAGACATTGATGAAGGTAAGATGTGGTATTACTATATTTACGTTATGTGTGATAAGATCAGACAAGCTGAAATGGAATGCTATGAGGAAGAAGTTGAAAAGCGTGACAAATATGAAGATGACGATGATGACGAGTTTGAACGCATAGGCTTATTCCGTAGAGGTGGTAGAAGAGGTGGTATGATGCGTGGTGGTCGTAGAGTATATTCTACTAGCAGAGCTAGAGACTATGAAGACGATTACGAACGTATGCTCGAAAGAGAAAAAGAGTACGAACCTTATTCAGAATATGGACGTGGCAAAGCAGTTCGCTACGTTAGATATTAATAAAAATCAATTTTTAAATTAAATCAATTATGTTAGAAGATAGAATTATTGTGCAGGATCGCGGTATTGACGCTGGTCTTGCTGCTCTAATGCAAAACGCTAATAAAGGTATGGATCCGGCTGCTTTGATGGCTATGATGAACAACGGTGGTTTCGGTGGAAACGGCGGTTGGTGGTGGATTTGGATTATTTTGATCTTCTTCTGCTGGGGTGGTTTTGGTGGTAACGGTTTCGGTCGTGGAGGTAATGACGCAAGTCGTTTAGCTTCTCAGCTGAATAATGACGCTAACACCAACCTGTTAATGCAAGCTATTAATGGCAATAAGGAAGCTATAAGCTCACTGTCTAATACTTTGAATTGTGATATTAATGCTGTTCAGACAGCTCTTAATACTATCAATTCTGGTGTAAGTCAGATTTCTTGTGATACTAAATTGTCTAGCTGTGAAGTAATTAATGCTATTACTTCTGGTAATGCAACTCTTGCTTCTGAGTTGGCTAACTGCTGCTGCACTACTCAGAGATCTATTGATGCTGTAAATAACAATATTACTAAGATGGGTTATGAAAACCAGCTGTCTGTATGCAATCAGACTAACAACTTAGTTAATACTATGAACAGCAATACTTTAGCTCTTCGCGATAGTGGTACAGCTAATACTCAATCTATAATTGCTAAGTTAGATGCTATGCAGAATCAGGCTTTGCTTGATAAGATTGATAGTTTACGTGAGAGAAACTCTACACTGCTTACTCAGTTAAGTCAGGAACACCAAACGGCTACTTTCGGTAATATGATTAGCTCTGCTACTGCTCCGATTGTAACTAAGTTGAATTCTTTACAATCAGATGTAGATGGTATTAAATGCAAATTACCTAATACAGTAAGCGTTCCTTATCCGCAATTGTCATGCTATAATCCTGAAATATTTAGAGCTGCTGCTATGGGAGCTTATGCTGGTGATGCAGCCTTTAATGGAGTAGGTTATAACAATGGTTGTGGTTGTGGTTGCTAATAAAGAAAGGAGGTAATTATGTATCCTTTCTATAATGTACAACCGTTATTCCCATTTTGGGGTCCATTTTTATTTGGAAGGCGTCGTAGAAGATTAAATACTATATCTGGAATTCCAGTACTTAAAACTACTGGGGTAGTAGCTACTTCTACTGAAGTAAGATATGACGTTAATTATCAAGAGTATAGAAGTTTACCAAACGAAGGATTGTTCTTTCTGGATGTAAGACAGTCTTCTGCTGAAGCTAGCGCTTCATTACCAGTAGGTTTATCAGATGGTAACAGTGAAAATAATAATCAATCTATGCTTCGCAACGCTCTACAAGAAGATGTACAAGCAGGTAACCTACAACTAAACTTTAGATATCTAATATATTATAATAAATGTAATAATGTCTATTAGTTAGTGAATGCTTATCCTGCAAATATAACCGCACCAAGTGCGTAATAATAAACAAAAGGGCTCTTAATTGAGCCCTTATAAAACTAACTTATTATGTTATTCAATCAATTAAATATAGGTGACAAGGTATATATAATAGAAGTAGTTGGTACATTCAAAAAGACTACTGAGTATAATGAAGGTTCTGTTACTCAAGTAAGTTCAATATATGATGAGCCACTACCACCAGGGTAGTTCCCTATGCCTAATCAACCCAGAAAGAAATTAGTAGATATAACTATATAGTGCAATGGAGAAACTAAAAAGTTCACTATACCTGAGAATAAGTCAGTTATAACAGATAATTCCATAGGTCTTACTATATCTACTGATAAACAAGAAATTATAAATATAGTACGTAATCAATATGATACGTACAAATAGAGGAAAGAGGCAATAGCTAAATGCGATGAAGAAATGGCTAAGTGCCAAGTATTATTAGATAAGCTGGGAGTAGATAATGAACCAGCTAGAGAGAACGATAAAATATTAGAGCTATAGAAAGAAGTTAGTGAATTGAAGAATATAATAAGGAAAGCTAATTAGATGGTTCCACCACCTATGAAGGAAATGCTCCCTTAGGATATGAAGAATGCTATGGATAAGGTTGGTCAATAAGATCAACCTTTTTTTTGTTTTAAGCTTGTGTAAGAAACGCTATTAGTTAAGGTAAGGGATTGTAAGCTACAATACGTAAAGTGTCTCTAAAAGCCTTAAAATGCGTTTTAAGCTTTATAACGTTATTAGAAATAAGATATGACACTTAACTAGTTAATTGATAATATTCTACTTATTGCTCGTAATAATAATATTGCAGAGTCTGAGCATTTAAGTAGAGCACAAATTGAAAAGTGGATTATAGGTTACAGAGCTATGTTAATTAAATAGGATATAGATAAAGGAAGAGATATAAATGAATTATATCTTACTACTATAGAACCTATTCACTTAGATCGTGAAGAAACTGTACCAGGTTACTTTACTTATGTAGGAGATAAAGAACTCCCTAAGTTAATAGACTTTAACTATAGACCTGGAGTAATAAATGTACGTGATATGTTTGGTAATATAATTTAGATAGGTAGTCGTACTAAAGCTAAATTATAGAAGTATAGAAAAGCTACATGTAAAGACTATATTGCATGGGTTAAGAATAATAGGATATATGTAGATGGGGATTCTAATCAGCTAGAGTATATCAGTGTAGATGTAATAGCTGAAGATCCTACAGAACTTAATGCTTGTTTTGATCCAGATGGTGAGTTTCCTATACCGTCTGCAATGATACCAGTAATAACACAAATGATAATGCAAAGAGAATTATCTGTTATGATTACTATGCCTAGCGATGATAGTAATGATGCACATGATGATACGCAGAATAGAGTTAATAATAAATGAGAGAGAGATTAAAATATTAGAGAAAGTGCTATACTATTGCCGATTATTACATAAGCTATAAGGAGTATATAGAACCTAATACTTAGTATGATGTAGATTTAAAGACTTTTAAAGCTATAGTTACTGATTACTTTAAATACATTAAAAACGAAATAATGTATGAATGTAAGGAAGTAAAGTTACCATGCAGATTAGGTACTTTGCAAATCATAAAGCATCAACCTAAAGAGTATTCAGGTAAAAGCCTTAGATGGGATTGGAAAGCTACTAAAGAAATAGGTAAACCAGTATATTTACTTAACGAGCATAGTAATGGATGGAAGTACAGATTCTTCTGGTCTAAACAAGGATGCTTACTAACTAATAAAGGTAAATATCAATTTATAGCATGTCGAGATAATAAACGAGAGTTAGCTAAAATAATTTTTAATAGATTAAAAGATTATCCTGAAAAATGATAAACAATCGAATGATTAGCTCTGCATCTGTAGTTGCTAAAGTAATAGCTGATTTGGATCTTAAAGAAGACCAGATTAGAATTACTGATATCCGAGAATGGATTATGGAAGGAATACTTAAGATAGGAGCTGTACAATAGTATGAGCATAAGGTAGCTATATTACCAATAGAATGCCATTAGGTTGCTTTACCTTGTGATTTATATAAATTAGGTCAAGTGGCATTTTCATTCTGTAATGGAGGAGGATGGTTACCTATGAGGAAAGCTACTTCTAGTTTTGGTGTATTCCACGACCGTGAATGTAGTAATGAACCTTGTATGTTAATTCCAGATACTGCAATGTTTCCATTAGTAAAGAATATGTTCAATTTAAATACCGATAGAGAAGCATTAGAAAAGTTAAATGAAGACACTAACTTACGGCAAACATTAAGTATATTACTTAATCAATGGACAGTAGGTACAGTAAATGGTAAATTTGTTCCTGGAGTAGTAGATCATAAGGATGGTACTATGTTTAGTAATGAATTACAATATACTACTAAACCTGGTTATATTAATACATGTATGCCTAGAGGATTTGTTAAAATATCCTATTATGCTATATATACTGATGAAGATAGTATGCCAATGATACCAGATTTAGAGTCTTATAAAGAAGCTATATACTGGTATGTTACTATGAAGTTAATGTATCCTAAAAAGTTAAAAGGTTAGATAAGCCAAGGAGATTACTATGATATACGTAACTCTTATAACTTCTATCGTAAGTAGGCATATGCAGAAGCGATGATGCCCACTGTAGACGATTTAGAAACTATTAGTAATATCTATACTAAATTATACCCTGAAATTAATGATCATAGTATGTTCTTTTCTACTAGTGGAGATGAACAAAATATTTATAATTAGAATAGATTATGATAAGTAATACTGCACAAGTTAATACATTTACTGGTGGTCTTAATATGGACTAGGACGTAAATTTGATACCGGATACTCAGTATAGATATGCTGAGGATGTTCGTGTTATCACTAATGATGGAGGAACTACAGGAGTATTACAAAGTATAGAGAACCCTAGAAGATACGATACTATTATACCTAAAGATGAGACTATAATAGGTACTACTACTATAAATGATATTGCAGTAGTAATAACTAAAACATCTGATAACATTAATAAGATATACAGATTAATGGGGTTCGATACCAACATGCCTCAAATCAAGTTAGTATGTAAAGGAGCTTTAGGATTATGTGAAGATTTATCTAAAAATCCTACACTAAGTATTGTAGGTAACTATGAATCAGATACTAATATAAAGATATACTTTACTGATGGAAACAGTCCTATTAAGATTGTTAACATAATGAGTAATAAGTATATAGACAATTCTAATCTTATAGATGAGAATGGGAATATAATCAATCCTGGTTCATTAGAAATAACTCCAGTAGTAAGTTTATTGCCGTTTAAATTCCGTTGGTTATCCGAAGGTAACCTTAAAGCTGGAATGGTAACGTATTGTTATCAATTATTTAATGTGCATGGCACTGAAACTGTTACTTCTCCAATGAGCGAGCTAATTCACTTAACAAATAGTGTAACTAGCCAAGGTAGTTCTGAATATAAAGGTACTGGCTTGAATAAATCATCTAACAAATCAGTAATGTTATCTACTGAGCTATCTCTTTAGGACTTCAATAAGTTAAGAGTAATACGCCTATTTTATGAACAGAATAACTCTACTCCTGTTATTAGTATAGTAGATGAAATAGATATTCCAGATGGTCAAACAAATATTCAGTATGTAGACTATGGCTCTACATTGAGCGATATATCCATAGATGAATTTAATGCTATGACTGGTTATTAGTTTATAGCGTAGACTCTTGCTAAGATGCAAAACAGACTATTCGCTGCTAATGTAACAGAGAATACTTGGATACCAGAAGATGAAGATGGTAATGACTATGATGCTAGAGCATATAGAGCTAATTCAGAAGGAAGCGTATAGTTATTATCTAGTTTAGATAGTAATAACATTCGTCTATCTATAACAGATGATGAAGCTATAAAACGCATTCCTATTACTCATGACTGTATAAATCCTTTTAATAACACAAAGTATACAAAGGATGCATCTAATTCCTAGAATGTATATATATATAATAAGGAAGGTGAATTAGGTGGTTATGGTATTAATATAGAATATTCATTCATAACTACAGATATAAATTTAAGTAATAAACAAGATAAGTTTAGATTAGATCAATCCTGTAGTATGAATGTATCTGCTGTTAGAAATAATACTAGATACATTAATAGAGGCACTGACAAGATGCCCGAGATAGTACAACCTACTAAGGAACAATAGAATAATTCATATGTACCTAACTATGCTGATCCATATATAGCAGCTAATTATAGAGGTTACCAAAGAGATGAGATATATAGATTTGGTATAATATTCTACAATGATAAATCTGTAGCTTCTCCCGTACTTTGGATAGGTGATATTAGAATGCCTCATGCTTCACAAATGCCTCCATTTAGATATGAAAATAATACTCTTATAGGTAATGCTTTAGGTGTAGAATTTAAAGTAAAGAAAATGCCAGTTGGCGCAGTAAGTTACGAGATAGTTCGTTGTGATAGAACTGAACGTGATAGGACTGTAGTTATGCAAACAGTAGGTAGTTACGTATATGAGTATAGAATTCAAGAGCAGGATAAATATGTAGGATAGGGATCTGAATTAGATAGTAGTTTGGAGATGAGACCTACTCCTTTCTTCTGTAGTTTGATTGGTGAACAATTAGCAATATCAACAGGTACAGCGGAAGATATTGGTAATTTCTCTCTTACTATGAGAGTAAATGATTATATACGTTTAGTATCTCCAGAAATATGTGTACAGGGTGATGATGCAACTAAACTGTTTGAAGGAAGTGTATACTTAGATGGTATAGGCTCATACTATTCTCCATTTGTAGGTGGTAAAGTAAATGATAGCAAGTTTGATGATTTTAAAGATAACTATGTAAATGGTAATACTATTGGTAATAGTGTAAGTCGTAGTATATTTGCTGCGGCGGATTACGTTACTCAGATAGATGGTAGAGTATTGCAGCAAGATACTGTGCCATATGTAGGTTATGGTAGTAGATGGGGTCTTAATGTATTAGCTGTAGGATTCCCTTATCAAGATAGTAGAGGTAATAAGGTATACCGTGGAGCATCAATAGCTAAATATTTCGTTCCAACATTTGGGCAATCTCAATCTACATCATATATTGAAGATGCTAAATATCCACCTAACATAGACTATAACATGTATGGAGCTCCAGATGTAGTAGCTAAAAGAATAAATGTTGGTAATAGAACTTATACTAACTACTCTATGTCTGACTTTATTCACAATGATAATCAATCATTACAAGGTCCAGCTGGTCCGTGTATCATAGCTCATGTACCTGAATTATAGAATGTATTCTCTGGATTTAATAGTGTACCTACTAACAAATACCCAGAGCTCCATCCATTTGATTCTACTAATGCTATTCCTGTATTTAACGTTAAACGTGATGGTAATTCTATATATGGTGGTAATACATTCTCATCTAGACAGAATTCCGTATACATAAGTATAGCAGCACATGATAGTAAATATGTATTTGGAGGAGATACTTATCTAAGCTTATTAGATTATCCTAACACTATGCTATTCCAATTACCTGACGCTAAGGAATGGGATGGAATGAAGAATTATATAGGTGCTTATATACCATTTGAAAGTTCTATTAATATGAATTTATTCCACGGAGATCAGATTCATAGAACAGTAACTAGTTCAAATTTTGCAGACTCTTGGTTACAGTTAGAGCCCACTTAGATGTAGGACATACATGTACAAGATCTTCCTTACTTTGTATATAATTCTGTTTATTCTGCATAGAATACTGGTAAATTGTATGTACCTAATTCTATGTATGCCGATAAAGATGTAAGATATACTAATAGAATATTAACTTCATAGGCTAAGACTAATAATGAAGTAATAGATTAGTGGTCTAAATTCAAAGTAGCTGATTACTTAGATGTAGATAATCAGTGGGGAGACATAACCAATCTAAAAGTATTCAAAGATAGACTATTCTATTTCCAAGATACTGGAGTAGGAGTAGCTTCTGTCAATGAAAGATCACTTATTACTGACGATAATGTAAATCAACTAGTATTAGGTACTGGTGGTATATTAAGTAGATTCGACTACGTAACTACTACTAATGGTTCGTCTATTAAGAATGACAAGAGTATAATTAATTCAGATAATGTGCTTTATTGGTACGATTATGATAAGAACGAAATATGTTCTTATACAGGTCAAGTAAGTTAGTTATCTAAAGAAAAGCAGGTACAATCTTACTTTAATAAAAACATTAAAGAAGATAGGGCTAAAGCTATGTCTTTATTTGATAAGAAGTATAACGAGGTGTGGTTTAATGTACTAAATAAACCACTAGTATTTAATGAGTAGTTAGGTAGATTTACATCTTTCTATACATTTAATCCTAAATGGTCGTTACCTATTTCTGATAGAGTAGTAGCAATAAAAGACAATGAATTGCATACTATACATGATACTGGAGTAATAGGGTTAACTCCTTTAGATAGAAAAGCTAAATTAGAAATAGTTATTAATAAGAATGCTCCTTATACTAAAGTATTTGATAATGTTAGATTACAAGGAGAGTTTAGAGATGGTAATCAAGAGTCTATTAAGGACGATATCATAGATTATATGAAATTCAGTACCAAACATCAAGAAGCTATTAGAGAGCATACTGAAGAAGAACTTGATGAAGAAGGTAATGTTATTACTCCTGAACAACATATAATAACCGATTATAGAGAAGATACATTTAGATTCCCTATACCTAGAGCAGATAAGAATGAAGATGCATTATCGTTACCTGCCAGGTTAAGAGGTAAGTATATGATATGCGATTATGAGTTAGATTCTGATATAGATCATACTTTTGAAATACCATAGATTACAACAACATACAGAAATTCATTAATTTAATATGAAAAGTAAAAAGAAAACAAAAGTACCAGCATATGCATTTGGAACTCAATTCAAAGAAATTGGGAATAACATGCTTGAAAGTGCTCCTGATATATTAAATACTTTAACTACTCCTTTTTAGAAATCTAACGCTACTACAGGAGGGCAAGCTGCTGCACAATCTGTAAGTGACATAGCCAGTGGTGCAGCTACTGGTTTCCAAGTTGCTGGTCCAATTGGTGCTGCAGTAGGAGCAGGTATAGGGCTAATAGGTAGATCCGGTGAAGAGGCTAGAATGACTTCTTTTACTGATTATGATGAAGGTAGTCTTGGTAGTGGTCTAATTGGAGCATTTAGTAATAGAAAACTTCGTAGGAAAAGAGCAGCAATTAAGAAGAATGCTTATGGTAATAGAGCCGCTGTACAAGGTACTAATTACCTACAAAGTGAAGCATATGAAGATATGATAGGGATGAATACAGATACTATGGCTAATGGAGGAATGTCCTCTTCTCTAGCGTATGTAGATGATGGTGAATTAATATAGACTCCCGATGGAAGTATAAGTAAAGTACCAGAGAATAACAAACCTACTGATAGTAATTTAGTTAGTTTACCTGAAGGTAGTAGAGTACTAAGTGATAAACTTAAAGTACCTGGTAGAAAAGAAACATTTGCACAACTTGGTGAGAAAATGATGGCAAAGAAGAAAAGTAAATATAATGACAGATTTGCAGAGAATGCAGCAAAACTAAATGAAATGAATAATAATATGATTCATGATTAGTTATTTGCTATGTAGGAATCTGTTAAACAAAGTAAAGGTATTAAACCTAAGACTAAGTAGATACAAGCAGCTGCTTTAGGTGATGAGATTAAACCTGGTTTAGGAGATAGAATAGTAGATGCTATCTATAACCCTAATCGTAAATGGGGTGCTGGAGTGCAGTGGGGAACTGGTAATAATCAATGGTATCATGTGCCAACTGCATCAACTACAGCTACAGCAAGTACTAGTACTCCAACACGTAGACGTAAAGCAACTTCTACTTCTACGAATACAGGATTAATTGATGAAGGTAAACCAGAATTACCGTTTACTTGGTATGACGCTCCAACAGTAGAATCTGTGTATGATACAGACTATGATACTGTAGAGTCTCCTAGTGCTACACCTAATGATATTAGTTATAGAGAAACTAGAGCAGACAGACGTAATAAATTATTTGATAAAGTAGGAAGCGCATTGTCAGGGATAGCTTCTTTAACTCCTGTTATGTCTAATCTATTTACTGGTAGACCTGAAACAGTTGATGCAGTATATAATCCTTATGCTACTAGTATTAGTAATACGATGCGTAGACGTAGATATGATATTAGTCCTGCTATTGAAGATTTAAACCGTAATAGAGCTACTAGTAATTATAATGCTAGTCAGATTAATACTAGTACTGGAGCTAATTTAGCTTATAGATTACAGTCAGCTGTTAATACTGACAGAGCTATAGCTAGTTTAAGATCTCAAGAAAGTAATGTTAACAATCAGTACTTAGGTGATTATGCTAATACTATGAATAGTTTAGGACAGCAATGGGTTAATGCTACGAATATGGCTAATGAAGCTAATGCTCAGAATAGAGCTACTGCTAGAAATATACGTAGGACTGGTTTAAGTCAGTTAAGTCAATGGGCTCAGAATAGAGAGTTAATGCGTAATCAGAAAGCTAGAGATATGGAAATGTGGCCTTTGTATCAAAGATTCTTACAAGCTGGTTTTACTGAGGATGATCTCAGAGCTATGATGAATTCTAATCGTAGTACAATAAAAAGAAAAGGAGGTAAATGATGCAAGCTAATAGATACGATAGAGCTGCAGAAGCTCCTATAATGAATACATATGTACCAATTAATTTTGGTGAATTGTATAGAATAGGTTAGGCACAAAGACAAGCTGTTGAACAAGCTGCTAATGAATTTACTAATACTGTTAGTAAGTTTGGAGAATTTCAATCTCCTTCTGCTGTAGATACTTAGAGATACTATGAGAACTCTTTAGGAAAGATAAGAGATTTAATAGATGAAGCTGCTACTAATCCAGATGCTATGAAAGATGCTAACTTTAGAGCTAGATTAAATTCTCGTATTGCTAATCTTGATTATGCTACTCTTAGTAATTTAAAGCAAAGTAGAGAAGGAATGCTAGCAAGACAAAAGGCTAATTAGGAATTAATGATAAAGGGGATGTATAATCCTCTTTGGCATGATGTGGATTTCACTAACTATAACACAGTAGATAGTGGAATATTTAATGACGTAGCTCCTTTAGCTTATAAATCTGAAGTAGACTTAGTGAGACCATATGTAGATAATCTGAAAGCTAGTTTCATGGGAGTTAAAGATGGATGGATTCATCAAGGAGTTTCTACTGATAGAACAGATTATGAAATACAAAGAAACTTATCTAGTATATAGAATACTCCAGAATATCAAAAGCATTTAGAAGTATTACAAAGACAAGGTCTTAGTAGACAGGATGCTGAAGAGCAACTTAATAGAACACTTATTACAGCAGGTAGAGAATTTGCTTATGACCAAGCAGAACGTGATCCAATGGCTGTAGCATTAGCTAGAAGAGCAGGCGCAGGAAGTCAACAGAATCGTTTACTTAATCTAACTGACCAATTAGAGTTAACAGCAAGAGATACTTTTGCTTCAGCTTTAAAAGATGCACCTACAGTTCAAGATGCTAGAAAGAAACTCAATGATATGTTTACTCTTAGTGCTAAAACTAATAACAGTTTAAATAGTGCAATTAACGATGTTATTGGAACTTTAAGTAGTGGTATAGGTGCTGAGGCAAACGAAGTATTAACTGCTCAAGGAACTCAGACGGGTAAGATGACTTCTCAAGGTTGGAGAGTAGGTAATTCTTCTTCTGAGTTCTTACTTAGAAAACGTCTTGCTGAGAATTTAATGGATAGAAAGATTGGTAGTAGTAGTAAGTTACAAGATGATTTTGAAAAGGGGCAGTTTAAGAATTTCTTAGTAGCTGGAACTCCGAATATTACTACAGATGGTTCAAACATATTCCATAATAAATACATTTTTATTCCTAAATCAGAAATAGATAAAGGTAAATATACAGCTAGAGATCTAGCAGAAGTACAAGGAGATTGGGTAAATCTCGACGAAGATCAGGTAAGAGTAACTGAATCTACAAATGATTATGGTGAAACTAGAACTTCGATTAATACCGCTCTTAAACAAGGTACTTATTTAAGAATTCCAGTAAGTACGGTTGTACCCAGACGCGGTTTAGAAGCAGTTGAGAATGATGCGTTACATGCTAAGAGTAGAAACATAGGACAAGACATTAGAGATGTAATGCAAGCTCAATCTGAAAGTAACAGACTATTTTAATATAATATTATGAGTAGACAATAGAACTATACTCTAGGTAAAAATACAGATAATAATATCGCTAGTGAATACCCTAATTATACCTTACAAGGTGATTATGGGTATTCATACGATTCTAGATCAGATTATTACCAAAGAAGATTAGAAGATAGAGAGAACGATATAAACTACGATAATAAAACTACTAATGAAGATTCTACAAAAGATAGTAAAAGTAGAATATCTAATTGGTGGACATCTAGAAGTATGCCTGAATTACTTCAGTCTAGTGAAGACGCAGATGATAAGGATAAGAATATCACTGTCCTAGACTATATGTACGATGAAGCTGAGAAGTCTGGAGACATAAAAGCTTTAGATGTATATCGTAGTTTTATGGAAAAGAAGGATCAATCTAAATTAAGTAGATTATAGAATGAAGTTAGAGAGGGTGAAGCTAACTATTTAAATTCTATTAATCTAGCTAAAGATTATCTTACAAGTAAACAAGAATTAATTGATTTACAAAGATAGATTGATTCTGCAACAGATTGGACACCTACGCAAATTCAATCAGCTCAGAATAGAATAATTGAACTAGAAGATAATATTAAGAATATAGAAAATGGTGTAAACCAATTAGATTAGAACGGTAACATCATATATCATCAACCTGGTTTAAAAGAGCTAGCTAGAACTAATCCGTATTTACAGGATATATTCTATGAGACTAGACCTGGTAAATTATTCAGTACTGATAAATTTGGTTCTGTAACAGACTTATGGAAATACTATAGTTTCGACTGGCTAGCAGAAGATTATATTGGTGATCTTAATCCTGGTAATAACTTTAAGCATTTACTAGCTAATGACGGTATAAACGATGCAATCTTTGGGAGAACTCATCAACTATCTCCAGATCAAATAGAATATATGTGGAGTAGTAAAAACCAAGGCAGCAATTTAGCAAAGCAGATTGAACAGCTTAATAATGCTGAAAAGGTTGTAAGTTCTCGTTTAGCTGATAAAAATCAGCAAATACAAAGTATGATACATACTTTAAAGCATGGTAATTGGTTATACAATCCAAGTAAGATATCTACTGAATTCAGAGAAAGACAAGAGAATAATCAAATATCTGCATTTAATCCAGAATCTTGGATTTATGCATTACCAGAGTTAGGTACTAGTTATTCTGAATTTGGGGCTATGTTAGGACAATTTGGTACTAGTATGGCCGCTAAATGGGCATCTAAAGCTGCCATGGCAGCAGGTTCTGGTGGTACCGCTCCTTTGTTAATAGGCGCAGCAGAATTAGCCACACAAGCTGCGATTACTAATTATACTCGTAATTCAGAAACTCAAGCTGAAGTATTTGATTCATTTAAGTAGAGAGTATTAGAAGGCGCAGATTAGATGAGAATTAATCTTCCCAGTGTAATACAATCTGCTGATGAGTAGCTAAAAGCCAGAGGATTTGATACTTCTGAAATGACAGATTATGAAGTATTAGAAAACGCTTTATCACAGAATATAATCACTCCCGACGCTAATTTTAATTAGCTAGTAAATGATTCTCAAAAAGGTCTAGATGTAGTTAGATAGACTAATCAAGCTTTAATGTTATCTGACTTAGCTCAAGGTATGTTTATGTTTGGTGGTTCATATATGAAGAACTACTTTGGATTATAGAAAGCTGCTAAAAGAGCTGTAGGTAATCGTAATATATCCTCTGGACTAGAAACTGCTGTAATTGATAGATTACGTAAAGATGATTTATATGCAGCAGCTGATGGTATCATAGATCGTACTATTGCTAGAGCTGTAGATAAAGCATGGAAAACTCCTGGAGGTAAAACTAGAGCATACAATGCTATAAGTAATCTTACCAATATTGGTAAGAAACTAGGTGTTTCTTATTTCATGGAAAAGACTGAAGAAGGTCAACAAGGAGTAGTAAGTGATTATTATAGAACTGGTAAGTATGATAATGCTGGAGATTATAGTCTGTTGTAGGGGGCTGCTAATGCATTAAAATTGGCAGGAGAAGCGCATATGGCATACTATGGTATTCACCCAGATGAGAATCTAAATGGTGATGCTGATTTACGTAAATCTATGGATATAGGTGGATTTACTGGATTATTTATGTCTGGAGTATTTAGTTCACCTGACGTATATAGTGCTACTGCTCAATATCTTACAGATAGTAATCTGAGAGGTTATATTGCTGACGGATATGGTAATGCCGAAAGACAAAATAAAGTAGAGCAGTTTATGAATGCTGCTAGTTCTGATGGGAGAAAAGGTTATTCTAGAATAATCAATAACTTAGAAACTCTTAAGGATAAATTTAAACCTGAAGGTGTTACTAATGAAATGATTGATGAAGACATAAGATTAGTAAACAATATAGAAAGATTATCTAATAATAAGTCTTTACGTAGTATAACTGATGAACTAGGAATAAATAATGATGACTTTATATCTGTAGTAAAAAATGCTGTATATATTCAAGATAGATTAAAAGATGCTAGTGAAGCATCTGAAGCTTCTACTAGAGAAATAGAAAGTGTTATTCAGAAAATAAGAGAAGATGCTGACTTAAAAGAAGAAATAAAGCAGCATTATTCTGATTATTTAGCTCGCTATGATAAAAAACGTAGTGATAGAAGAAGACAGATAGTTAATGATTTACCTGCATCTGATATTACTTCTAGAAGTAAAAAGGAATTATCTGAATACGTAGACCAATTATTAGGTAAAAGAAGTGTACTGTCTGAAGAAGAGTATGCTAATGAATTCATGGGCAGAATGGTTGCTGTTCAAGATTACAACGACTTACTTACTCTTAGAGATGAACTTAATTCAAGAAAGCAGGATTTACAAAGACTAAAAGAGGATAAGAATTTAGATGTAAATGTAGATGGTATATCTGGTATTATAAAGTATGTAGAATCTCAAATAGAAGAACGTAAACCAGTTATACAGCGATTCTTAGGAGAAGAAGTAGGAGAACAGGTAATGGATCTTGGATTATCTGTTCCTTTTGCAGATCAATTATCTGTAGCTACCATAAGTAAGTATGTTAATGATGGGGCAAGAGCTGATTTATTCGCTCATGCTTTAGCATATACTACTGGAAAATATGTAGGTGATACTAGATTGTATAAACCTACTTATAATAATCTTACCGAAGAACAGCAGAAGCAAATACTTACTAATGAGATGTAGGCAGACAAGATCAACGGTAAGACTAGAACTTCTGATTAGATTATATAGGATTATGATAACTCTGTAAATGAAGAATGGAATAAAGATGATAAACTTGCTGACTAGGATTTAGTACAGCGTAAAAGAGCTATGTCTGTTATTCAGAAAGATTTACAGCGTAAAAAAGATCAAGAGCAAGTAAGTAGAGAGGAGATAGCTGAAGATACTGGTAATTTAGCAGATATAGAACAAGGAACTCCCAATACTGAAACAAAAGCTCCAGAGGTTGCTCCTATGGATGAAGTAGAGGAGGTTACTATACCAGATGTATAGATAGCTGAATAGGAAATAAGTAGTCTAGAAGATCAACTAAATATGTTAGAGGAAGCTATAGAAGGCTCTCCTTTACAAGATAGAGTAAGTGTAGATGAGGTGGAAGCTGATGTGGAAATGGATGGTGTTACTAATACTAATCAAGATATAGAAGATGAAGTATAGATGCAGAATCCAGCTGAAGAAGTTACATCAGTAGAACCTACAGATATTGCTGAAGAGGCAGAAGAATAGCAAACAGATGATTCTACTGCTGAAGAGTCTTAGGGACAACAGGAGGAAGTAGACGATGCTCAATTTGCTCCTGCTGAGGAATCACTACAGGACGAGGAAGAAGGATCTGCAGAATAGCCTACAGTAACAGAAGTAGAAGATACTCCTGCAGCTTCAGATATTGCTCCTCAAGTAGAGAATCCGGTAAATATTACAGAAGTAGAAGACACTCCAAAATCTGATGAAATTTTTTATGATGCTTAGAATGATTAGCTAGTGTACATGCCTGATGGTAATCCTGAAAACGGAATACCTGTAAATGACCAAGATATATTAGAACAATCTGCATTTGAAGAATCATACGATTTTGATTCCAGATTGTAGGGCCCTTCTTCATATTATAATAGGTCTACTAATGGTTGGGTAGCTGCTAGAAAGAAATTCAGAAGATTACATATAGCTAATACTTTCTTCTTCCAGCCTAATACAGATGAAGTTATGCCTATTACTGTAGCTGGTAAATCTGTAAAGTTTGTAGGTAAAGATGGTGGTAAAGTTGATAGAAGACCAGGTAGAGAATTAGCTGATAATTTAGCTATTCCGGGATGGTTATCAACTGCTGATGATATATACTTTGTAGTTACATCCTTTAAACATGACATGTCATTTGATAGTGCTATAGATAATTTAGCTATTCACGTGATGATAGAGAAGGATGGTAAACTGTATAATGCATCTGTTAGAGCAATCAATTAGAGTCTGTATGACCGTATGAGAGATACGGAAATGACTTAGGGTGAAATAGATGAGTAGATATAGAAGTTAAGAGAATTGAGAGCTAAGATAATTAAGGCTTACGCTCCAGAATATTCTACTACTAAAACATTACCATTAACTGCTAGGAAGCATGTTAAACCTGTAGGAATAAGAATAAGTAACGGTCAGCTTGATAATCAAGTAGATGAGGCAGGATTACCAAAGTTTAGAAAGCTAACTGAAGTAAGTGATTTTGGTATAACAGAAGATGCTATTGCTATGTCTGAACAAATAACTAGTGGAGATATCCAGTTTGGATATGGTACGGGCCCATTTGGTGTTGATCCTTTCTCTATAGATGATATGTTTACTAGAGATAAGACTGAAACACAAGGTATAGGTTATGCTGGTAAAATATACTTTATACCTAAACCTGAGAATACTCCTTCTGGTACTGCTACATTGCCTATTATGTTATCTGAGGAATTGCATAGAATATCTGGAGTAAACAATCCAGAGCAGGTTAAATTAGCCTTCAATGCGGATGGCACTCAAAATGTAGATGAGCAAGGAAAGCCCATTACTCCTTCTACTGCTGAGTTAATATTTAATATTATTACTGGTCAGACATCAGTAAGAGGTTCTAATGCTAAGGTAATTGATTCTTTCTTATTGTCATTATTAGCTAATAGTGGCTCTAATACATTTACTAATGGTTTAGAAGGAGTAGAAAGAGTTAAGTATAATTTCTTAGTAAGAAAGCAATTAGGTATATATACTGATGATAAAGGTAATAGATTCTTTGTTAATGGATACTATAGTGAAGATGCTACTGTATATACTCAAGAAGGTCCTAGAACCGAAAAGAGATTCAGTACACAATTTACTAACTTAGCTACTTTAACAGATTTTGAAAAGAGAAGAATAGTATTCTAGATTTCATAGAATATACACTGGAATACTGATAAGGATGTATTAATGTCTGAATTCCCTCAAGAATTTATAGACTTACTAGTGTCTATAGCTAATAGTTCTCCTAATCTAGTAAAAGACGAAAACAGTAGAATACCTATATTCTCTAAAGACTTAACATTTTCTTTAAAAGAAATAGGTTATACTTTTAAAGACGGTAAGGCTGTAAAGGTGTCTGATTCTCCTCTAGTAATTACATGGGCTATTAATAATGGAATATTAAAGACAGATTTAGGTGAACATGCATTTTATGCTCCATTTATATATGCAGATGATGCTACAATAAATAGAGAAGAATTATAGAAACAACAAGACAAACCTAAACCTACTGTTAATACTCAAGATAAAGTAATAGAAGATGTAAGCAAACCTTCTCAAGCTAAGACAGCTAGTGGTAAGAAAGTTGTAATTGCAGAAAGAGCTACTCCTGAGAATCTTGAGAAATATGGATTAAGTATACCAGATAATGGAATGAAAGAAAGTCAATACCTTAAATGGGGTATTGTTCTCAATCCTAAGACTGGTAAAAGAGAAGTTACTCTTACTCCAATTAAGTTCTTAGGTGGTCTTAAATCAACTATTAAAGGTAGAGGTAAGTTTAATGAAGATTCTGCTAAGAAATGGTTATTTGATAAGTTAGGTATAGATAGCGATCAGATATTAGTAACAGACCAAATGATTAAGTTTGGAGCTAATGAAGAGGCGTACGGTTTGTTCAGTGTAGTAATGGATGCACTTTCTAACGAATTAATACCTCGTATATCTTTATCTAGACAATCTGGTGCAGGTGTAGAATATCACGAAGCATTCCACTATGTAACTCAAATGCTATTGAGTGAACAATAGAGAACTAAGTTATATCAAGAATATTCTAAATCTAAAAGAAGTGCTAGAAATCTTACTCAAGATGAAGCAGAGGAAGCGCTTGCTGAAGAATTCCGTAATTACGCTAAGGATCAAAACGGTAAAGGTTTATTATATAATGTCATTAGAATCTTTAAGAAGATATATAATACCTTGTACTTCTGGAATTCTCACAGAAATATAATCAGAGCTTTTTTCAAGAGTATAAATGACGGTTAGTTTAAGGATTATAAAGCCTCTAAGCAAGCATTAGAAGATTTCTATAGCCGTAAACCAGAAGGTTTATCTTATTATATACCTGGTTTATCAAAGGAAGAAGAAGCTAAATTACCTCATATAACTGATCCAGATGTATTCTATCATGCTGTTAATTCTCTTACTAGTGGAGCGTTATCTATATTTAATATTAGAACCATAGAGGATGTTCATAATCTTAATACTTCTTTGTTATTTGACAGATTACAGTAGAATATAGACTTTGGTTGGATATCTGACGAATATGTAGATATTGCTCAGGATATAGTAAATAACAAAGATATATTTACTAGATATGTTCGTAAGAAGATAGAACAATTAGGAATTAGAGAAGTAGAAAAAGTAGATAATGAGGAAGAGTCTAGATTAAAAGTAGAGACTGGTGAACAATCTGAAAACAATTGGGATAAGAATCAAGGTGAAGTAAGTAAGAAAGATAACGTTAGCTTTAGAGCTAAACTGTTCTTCTACTCTATACCTAAGTATGAATACCAATTTGTTGAAGATGAAGAAACCGGCGTTATTACTAAAGAATTATTTCCTGTACATGATGATATGTTCCAACTTCCTGTAACTGAAGATTTCAATTTTGTATGGAATCAGATTATGGAGAACTTATGGGATATAGATAAGTATCAGGATATAATAGATAGAAGTGCTAATTTAGGTAATACTATTCCTTTCTTTAAATCTTTATATGATATTCTTACTTCGGAAGAAGCACCTATATCTGACAATACTAAAACTTAGTTAGAGATAACTATAAAGAGTTCTAAAGTACAGTTAGACACTATTACTACTAAACATCCTAAAGTAAATACAAGAGGTAAGTCTGAAGATGAAATAGCTAGTGAAATACAATCTAGCTTAAGTAAATTTAATTGGGTTGTAGAAGATAGTGATAATTTACGTAAAGTAGGTAGACTTCCTGCTAGATGGTCAGGTATGTTCTTCGCATCTGATGCTATAGACAGAACAGATAGTGGTAGACCCTTCATTAAACCAGAGTTTGCTAAATTCTTAAAAGACAGAAGAGGTAAATTAAGTTCTACTTTTAAAATAGTAAGTGATAGAATAAAGAAAGGTAAACCAGTAGATGATACTAAGATATAGGAAATAAAGGACACTTTATTGGATGTATTTAATGCTTTATCTATTCCTATGGATAACTTAGCATTAGATTATATGCTTAATAACTTCTATATTGGAACTACTGAATTTGATAAATTATATAATTTCTGGAAAGGCACTGGAGCTGGTAAAACAGAGAGATTTAATGAAGGTACTTTAGCTACTTTGATTAAATTAGCTGAAACTAAAGATATAGGTGTAAAATCTACATCAGGTGGTGGATACTCTAGAACTTTAGATAGAATGTTTACATTTGGTAGAAATTCTAATAGCTAGATAGCTGTGATGGCAATATCTTATGGTAAAGTACATCCTTCTCCTCAAGAATTTAGTGTTGTTGGAGCAGATGGTGCACTGATTTATCCTATTAGTGAGAATAACTACATGACAGATCAAATACGTAATATTAATCAAGATGCTAATGGTAAGAAACAATAGATATTAAGTACTCCATTCTCTGCACACAGTCTGATAGCTAATGCTAATAATACCAAATTTAAATTGCATACTTTCTTAGCACTGAATATAGATGAATCTAGTAGAGATTATTTCGGCATTACTCCTGTTGAGGATTATATTGCTAAGCTTACTCTTACTTTTAACGATAGAATGATATTACCTACTATGTCTGACAAAAAGACTTGGTATAGCATATCAGGTATCAAAATGGTAAAAGATATTCTTACTAGTAAATATATCGATATAGGAGACGCTAATTATGCAGCTATTATTGGAGAAGATTTAACAGCTGAAAATTCTACTTATGTAGGAGAAAGAAGATTTAGTCAAGGTACTCTTAATATATTCGCTAATTACTGGTTAGATGAGTTTAATGCTGTATGGGATTATTTCTAGAAAAAAGACTATATCGCGCAACATCCTACTTTAAGAGTAGACAATTACCACGGTAAGATTAAAAATGGTAAGATGGATCATACTGGAAATGGAGGTAGATTCAGATACTTTACTAGACTGAGACTTGGTGAAGATGTTTTAAATGTCAATCAAGAATTAGCAAGATTAGAACAATATGGTACTACAGAAGAGGTTCAGAAGTATTTAACAGATTTAAAAGTATTGTTGTTAGGTACATCTAAACCTAATTCTAAGGAAGTTATAGAACCTTCTGCTCCTATATTCTCTGCAATAAATCATTTGTTACTGCATGCTACTCAAAGAGAAATGCGAGCTCTTGTGAAGAGAGGTATACTTGGATATTCAAATGGCGAATACGTTAATAAGTTAATACCTAGTAATATATTCGATTACTATAAATCAGAACTAGATAGTTCAATGTATACATCTGAAGAATCTGGTCTTAAGAATCAAGATATATTATTCTCTGTAATTGGTTCTCATGTAGCTAATTAGGCTATTTCTATCATGGAAGTAGAGAAGTGTTTTACAGGAGATCCTGCTTATTATAAGTGGAAGAAGTCTAAATTTAAGACCGAACAAGGAGATTCTATTGATGTTATAACTGGTAAAGATGTTGATAAGATTAAACGTTTGTCTTCTGTATTATCTACTGGTACTAATCTTAGAACTATCTGGGATAATCCGGCTGAGAATGATACTAAAGTAACAGTAATGCATCTTGCTGATAATATGCTTGGTTCTGATTATTATGACGAATTAAAAAGTATATTCAGAAACTCTATTCTACGTGATTTATACAGCGAAGCTCATCCTAATTTAAGCGACAATGAAATTATAGAGGCTTTATCTACTAAACAGAAAGAAGATGCCTTCTATAATTCTCTTACTAAAAATTAGAAAGAGTTTGTAGATAGCTATACTAATGCTAGTGCTAGACCGTACGATTTCAGAAGAGACGATAAAGGAGATATCAAAGGTGGTAATATTAATCAATCTGATGCTGCTGTATATATTCGTCCTGCTATGTATAGACGTATTATGAAAGCGTTAGGACAATGGAGTGATGCTATCGAAGAAGCTTATCAAATAATGGAAGGAGAAGATGAGTCATGGATGAATAATCCGGAATTATATCAGAAGACTTTAGCTCTTGTAGTTAAACCTTTAAAGATGGTATATTTTGGAGACCATAGAGAGAACGATATAAATCTGAATGTTCCTGTATTCGATAAGATGGCTATGTTCCCATTATTCAAAGTAATAGCTAAGGCTGATAATAAGGTTTTATATGACCGTATGAATAATGAGGAATTAGGAGTAATCGATATGGTTACTTTTGAATCTGCGGTTAAGGTTGGCGGTAGAACTAAATTTGAAGCTTACGAAGGTCCTAAAAACGAATACTTTAATGTTGAAGGTTTGAATAAAAAATCCTTCAATCTTACTAAGAAAGAAGGAGATTTACCTGTATTTGTTCAAGATATTCGTAATTTACGTTTACAGTTGAACACAGATCCACACGAACATATTGACCGTTCATTTGGTACTTAGGCTGTTAAAATATGTTTGGGTAATCTTATAGACGATCGAGTGTACGGTACTAATAAAGCCACTACTAAGACTGGTCAACAGATTAAGACTCAAACAATGGATGCTATCAATTAGTTATCTGATATAGGTTATAAGAGAATAATTAAGAGATTCTTCCATAAAGGCAAACTGAATAATAAGGCTTTATCAGACTATTTAGTTAGTTAGGCTGTTAGCTCTGGTATGTCTGATGAGTTTGTTAAAGGGCTTACTCTTGATTAGGACGGAAATATACTTGTTCCATTAGCAGCCCAGAGTAGTAGACAGTGGATTGAAAGTAGAATTATATCATTTATAAACAAAGAAGTAGTAGATATTAATACTCCTGGCGGTTCTGCTATTCAGATGTCTTCATTTGGTTTAAAAGCAACTGATGCTAGAATGAAAGAATCAGAGTTAAATGGTGCATTTAATGGTGGTAAGAAGCTTAGATTCCTAAATAAAGATGGAAGTATGGATGTTATTCTAAGTACTAACTTCTTTAGACATATAGTACCAAAAGAATATTAGACTTCTTATGGAACTATGAAGAAATGGTTAACTGACCATAATATAATTGGCACTAATTCTACTCCACAAGGTATTGGCTATCGTATCCCTACTCAGGGTTTGTCTTCTACTTTCTCATTTAAAGTAGTAGATGTGCTTCCTGATAGATTCAGTGATACTATAGTAGTTCCGGATGAATTTACAGCTATGACTGGTTCTGACTTCGACGTTGATAAACTGTATATTGCTATGTTGAATTATGATACAGATGGAAATATAGTTCAATATACTAATGATAAAGTAAGCGAGCAAAGTCCTGAAGCGTTACAGAATATGATAATACAGAATTATCAATTAGTAGTATCAGATACTAAGAATATGGCTGAGACTAGAGCGTCTATTGATACTCTTACTGGTATGCTACAAGACGATGTATTACCGTTAATATCAAGTTCTAGTAAACAAGAAGCAGATCCTTTCTATGAATTATTGCCTTCGTTCTAGGAATCTAGAAAAGAAGAATATACTAGTGGTAAAGCTGGTATTGCTCCATTTGCTCTTAACTCTACTAATCATGTATTAACACAGTTAATGCATCTTAATATGATATACAGTCATAGTAATGTATATCAATTAGGAGATCTAGATGCTATTAAAGGTCAAGATGGATTTAGAATCCTTGACTGGTTATCTGCTATGATTAATGCTCATGTAGACGTTGCTAAAGACCCTTACATTATTGCTTTAAATGTTAATCAGGTTACTTATAATATGACTAACCTATTACTTAGAGGCGGTAAAGGTAAGAATACTTTCTATTTCTTAGCTCAACCTATATTAAAAGAGTTATCCAATAGAGTTATTAATAGTAAAGGGGTATATGGCGCTGAGAATCTGTAGGAAAACTAGATAATCACTGGATTATACAATGTATATGGTAAGTTACTTAAGGAAGCTATAGACGCTATGCCGGAAGGTGAAAGTAAACAAAATTGGAAAGCTAAATATAATGGTTTAGCTGAAGAAATTGGTTACTCTGCATATCCTGGAGTAAAAAGTGAAGTAATAGATAAGACACAGGTATTTGATGAATCTAGTCTTATATATGCTTTAAAGAATAGAAAGCAGGATAATTTACCATTCTTATATCAATAGATTATTGTATTGCACGCTTATAAAGAACTAAGTATGGATGCTAAAACACTTAGTGAATTAGTACATAGATCTCAGATTGATACTAAGAAATTTGGTAATAATCTTGCACTATAGTTAAACTTTGTGAATTCATACTAGACATTTATATATGATAATTCCGGAGTATTTGAAATAAAAGGTAAGGAAGTAGACAATGCTTTGAAATACTACTTTAGTAATACATTCTTAAGTAAGAAGTTATATAATGCTACTACTATAGCCAGAAAGATTCTTAAGAGTCAAACGTTCCCTGCAACTTGGACTTACTAGAATATATTTAATTCAGTAATGGGTAATATTGTAGGAGGAGATATCATCAAAGGTACAGACGGCAATGATTTAATATCCTATAAACACTAGGGTGATAAGAAGTTTGTTCAGAATATAAATAGAATGATTGATAGTATAATTAGAGCTAGAGCTACTTCTAATACTGATTTCCTTAAAATGACGGATGATCAATTTAGAGGTATGTTTATAGGTAAGAATACTATGTGTTCTAGATTAACTAAACTTAAGAGATATCTGTTACTTAATAAAGAGGCTTTTCCACATCTTATTAATCAAGATGGAACTATAAAGAATGAATTATTAAATTATTTATAGGAATATCCAGCAGATGGCTTAGAAGGGTAGAATGTAGACAGAATTATTCTATCTGAATCATCAATGAACAATGACTATGATAGAGAGAATCAGTTAATATCTGCTTTCGCTCAATTACTTGAAGATACCGATGATATAGTTAGAGAATTTGCAGAAGATTTGGTTAAATATGCATATTATACTTCTTATGATGAAAGAGGAGTAAATGCGTTCTTCCATTTAGTTCCTATTCAATATAAGATTGATAATGGTTATGTATCTAATATTAAAGAAGTATTAGACCAATTTAAAAATGGAGGAGATGTATCTGGATATAGTTCTATAGCTCAAACTGGTGATGACCCTCAATCTATGAGTTTCCCCTCTATTAGATTAACTATAGCTAGAAACATGTGGGATGACCCTAACATAGTTCCTAAGTATAACATCAATCTTAAACCTAATAGTAACGATCCTTTCCAACAACAATAGGAAGACCGTTCTAAGAGTAGTGATTATGATATTGTATTGTCTAAATCTAGAAGTAACATTGGAGGTAAAGCTATTACTATGTATGACAGTTTTGCTGTTCCTCACTATAGAACTAGAAGAGCGGAATTCATAACTGTAAATAATGGTTCTGGATATAATACTTCAATTCAATTATATCAATTAATTGGCGAAATAGCTTATGTAAATGATGAAGGTAAGAAGAGTAAAAGAGGAGCTAAACTAATCTATAAGAGAATACCTAAATTAGGTATTAAAGAAAATGGATTTAGAGTTAATGAATTTGCAAAAGGTGGTTTGGATATATCAGCTTTTGATTAGAATGCGTTTGATGAAAATGTATTAACTGATGATAGCGTTATAGCAGAAACTGCAATGTCTAGAGTTAAATTACCTAAATTAAAGGATGAAAGTAGATTTACTAAACAGTTTATACCTCTTAGTTCAGATAATATTTAGGTAAAAATAAACGGAACATAGAAGCAAATAGAAGGTGATGTATCTGATACGCAAGTAGTAGATACTACCTTTAATATAGATCCGTTATCTGAAGATAATGTAGTATATGATGAAACAGATGTATCAGACTTTGTCAATGTTAGTTTAGAAGAATCATTTGATGGATCTGAAGCTATGGACATCATAAATGAATAGTTAGATATATTCTCTGATATGCAAGAACAATTCTCACAAGAAACAGAAGATCCTTTTGCTAATGTAGATACTTCTTCTATTGCAAATGAAGCTTTCAACATGGATGTTACTGAAGATGTGGTAGATATGACTTATCTCGCTGAAATGGGTAAGAAACGTAAAAAAGAATGTGAATAATTATGCAGTGTTTAAATTTAAATAACAAAGAAGTAAAAGCAGCTGTTGATGAAGTTGCTAGAGTGTTAGGCAGTGAAGATGCTGCTTATTATATCATATCTGAAAATAATGGTTATGCTATAGACTAGGGCCCAGATGGGTCTTAGTCTGAGCTATTTTCAGACCTTTTAAGACGTTTTGACGGAGATCGTAATCAAGCTATTAGATAGATAGCTAAAACGTTTATACCGGCTTAGGGGTGGCCTTCTTATTTCTTTTCAAATATAGGTGATATTACCGGTACTTGGTCAGATGGTTCTCCTCATATGAGTACTACATCAGGACAAGTAGTTGAACGCTTAAAACAGTATATACCAAAAGATTCTATAGCATACTAGATACTTGATTTATTCTCTGATACTGATGTATATATTGGTATAACAGAGGAAGGAGATCGATTAGCTAATGGGGATTACATGTGGTATAGTAGCAATACTCACACTATATGGATTAGTAAAGAGATATTTGAAGAAACAGATATGGAGTACAATGCAAAAAGTATTGTACATGAAATGGTTCATGCATTTACTTCAAGATCTTTTGAAAATGTTAAAAATGGTGAGGGCACTGACTTAGAAATTAAAGTATACAATAAAGTAAAAGACTTATTAGAATTCAATAGAAAACTATACTAGGAAATACATGCTGAAAAAGGTAAGTGGACTGGTGCATTATATGGTTTAAAAGATGAACATGAATTTATAGCCGAATTTCTTACTAATGAAGAATTTGTAAATAATATAATAGATGATGCTAGATAGAAAGGATTATTTGAAGAAGTGATAAGTAAGATAAGGGGAGTATGGTCTGCAATCATTGATTTACTTACTGGAAGATAGCATGTAAAAAATACAGAAAATACTAGAGGTCTGTTAATGGAATTATTATCTTTCAATTTAGAAGATAATAATGAATCTGCTAACGTTAGATTTGAAAAGTCATTAAACAATAAAGTTAAACAGCTTGAAACAAACATACATGAAGCAGAGAAGTATAACTTTGATACTAAAGAAGAGTTAGATAAGAGATTATCTGATATAAGATAGAACTTACTATCTGGTTTACAATCTAGATTACGTAGTATAGATATTACTGATATATCTAAAAGAACGGAAGTAATAGAGAACATTAAGTATCAAATTGCTAATCTATAGAATGCTGCTATAAGCGATTTTGATGTTATAGCTTCTTTTATTACAGACTTAAAGTTAGATGTTAGAGATGTAGGTAACAGAGTAGTAGAAGCTTATAAAGGTTAGGCTGATGCTCTAACAGACGAAGAACTCGTAGCATTAAATAAGAACTATTTTGCTTTTTACTGTGAGTAGGCTAAAGATATATATAATTCTTTAGTAAATATGAATACTTATAAATAGATTGTAGGAGAAGCAAATTATAATAAATTAATGACAGAACTACAATTATGTAAGAGTATTTTAGATTAGAGCTATGATGCGGTTAAGCGTATGCAAGTAGTTAATGCTTAGAGAATCATGTTAAAGGAAGGTATAAAGGTAAATAGTCCTACTATATATAACTATATATCTGAAAATACTAGAAAAACAGATTTTGATATTAGCTATATTACTAGAGTGTTAGGTTCTGGAGATAGAATCAATGATGAAGCTATTAAGAGTTTGTTTAATATACTATAGAATACTGAGAATAGTATAAATGAAGTGGTGTTCCAAAAAGCTAATGAACTAAATAAACTATTAAAGGTAGCAGGAAATAGAAATTAGAAGTTATTATTTGAAGTAGATGAGAATGGTAATACTACAGGTTATATAATTAGAGATTTGAACTATGGTAGATTCTACAAAGACTTAAAATAGTTTAAAGAATAGTTATAGAAAGAATTTGGTGTAGACCATCAGACTCTTCAATTACCTGAAAACATAGCTACTAGAACAGAATACAACAAAAGACTTAATAAATGGTTATCAGAGCACTGTGAACGTAAATATACTAATGAATTCTACGATTTAATGAATTCTCTTAGCCCTGAAGCTGCTTCAGCAAGAGAGATGATAATGTCTAAGATAAGAACTTTATCTAACAAGTATAGAGACAATAATGGAGTAATTCATTATGAATCTATGACAGATGAGGAATGGAATACTCTACAACAGTATGAATTAGATAAAAAGGAATTAGCTAGTATTTACGATATATACGGTAACGAAAAGCCAGAAGGTTCTGTAGAAAGAAGAATAGCCGATGAGCTTACTGAACTAAATAACAAACTATCTAAGAATCTTAACAAGAATTATAATCAATAGAAATTCCAAGATTTGATTGAAGAAAAAAGAAACAGTCTAAGTAAGCATGAATTTAAAAAATGGATGGATCGTAATACTAGAGTAGTATATATTGAAGAGTTTTACGAACAATTAGCTAACTTAGATAGAGCTGATTATGGCGAAGCATATGCTGAATATAATAGATAGAAGAGAGCTATCTTAAATATGTTTAGAGATAACCGCACTGGTGAAGTAAACCCTAAACTAATGCCTAATTCTACTAAGAGATTGCTAGATTAGTTAGAGATTAAGATGAATAATATAAGAAAGTCATCTAAAAAAAAGAGATCAAAGACTGAGTTTAGTAAGATAGCTAGAGTAGTAGCTACTGAAGCTTATAAGAGAGATGAAGCAGCAGCACTGGCAAAAGACCAAGAAGTTCCTGGTAGTTCAGAGGTATTCTATTTAACGAATACTTATAACACATCTACTGGAACTGCTCCTAAATCTTGGTATACAAAGATTACTCCTAAAGATAGTAAGTATATACAGGTTATTCCTTCTTCTAATTTATCTGAATTATCTTCAGAGTCTCCGTTTGTTAATAAGAACTACAAATAGGATAATGACGAGTATTATCAGCCTAAGAGATCAATATATGATAATAGCAAAGCATATAATGAAGTAATGTCTAATAAAGCATTATCTGAGCTTAGAAAAGCTTTAATAGACACAATGGAGGAATCTAATAGTAAATTAAATAATCTAGAGTATTTAAACAAGTATAGATTACCTCAAATATCAGGTAGTTTGTATAAACATCTTAAAGCATCAGGATTTAATCCATTTGCTGCTGTAGGTAACTATTTATTAGATGCTGCTACTGTAAAGAATGATGATGTTGGTATAAATAAAAAGGTTTTAACGTCTCCTGATGGTACTTCTTTAGCTCTTATTCCTCAATACTTTACTAAACAGCTAGACGATCCAGCTACTATATCAGCAGATATGGTAGGTTCTGTTATTCAGTATTTTAAAATGGCAGAAAACTTCAAACAGAAGAATGAAGTGAAAGGTGAGGTAGAAAATATAAAGTCATTTTTATCATAGAGAAAGTATACTGGTACTAGTACTATAGGTTCTATTAAGAGAATATTTACTGGTAAACAAGAACCTAAACTTGGAACTGATACTAATATATATAAGTTTGCAGAAAAGTTTATTAACATGAATCTATATGATGTTAAGACTAATGCTTTATCTATATCTATTAAAGACAGAGAGATAAGTATAACCAAGCTATTAAAGACTATTACTGGTTATGGTACATTACGAAATCTTGGTTTAAACTTCGCTTGTGCATTTACTGGTTTCTTTACTGCTGCTCATGCTCATCTTGTCAATTCTTTGACCGGTAGATATTATACTTTTGGTAATGCAGTAAGCGCATTTAAAGATATAGTATTCGATTTATTTAAACACGGTTTAAGTGTTGGTAGTAGAACATATAAGAGCGAATAGATGGCTTATATGGATTACTTTGAGGTTGGTTCTACTATGGATAGTTTGTTTACTAATACTAATAGACCTAAATTTATAAATGTCATTTAGAAGTAGTGGGCTTTTGGATTATACTCAGTATCTGATTATTTTATAAAAGGTCAAATACTAAATAGTGTAATGTACGATTATAAATACATTGATGGACAATTCATGCATCACGAAATGTTTTATAATAAATATGGTAGAACAGATGAAACCTAGTAGAGATGGAAGAAAGCTAAATCATTTAAAGCTTTAACTAAGTTTAGTGCTGGCAAAATAGTTGCTATTTCTCCAGAATATCAACAAGCTGTAGATAAAGCTAAGTTTACTATCGGTAATGCTGCCAGATAGTTAGCCGGTTCTGCAGATGGTCAATTAAGTCCTTTACAGAAAGCTCAAATGAGTGCTAATGTATTTGGTGCAATGTGTATGATGCATAGACAATATATCCCTATTATTCTTCAATAGAGTTTTACTATGGATAGACAATGGGATTATCAAACTCAAAGAGAAGTAGAAGCTATACTTAAAACTCCACTTAGAGTATTTGCTCAAACTTGGAAAGACAAATCAGGAGCTGACCTTCTTACTACTGTTTTAAAATAGACTTTTCTTAATAAAGGTTTTTCAAGTGAGTTAGATAGAACTAACATTAAGAAGTTGAAGATAGAAGCAGCATTGTGCATGTGTTTATATCCTTTAATAAGGAATATTCTAAAAGAAGAGGCAGATAAGGATAAGAGGAATATACTTCTTAACTTATTTGCTTATGTAATGGCTAGAACTGCTTTTGAAACTACTGCTCCGTATAACCTAGTAGATATATATAGCACTATTAAAACACCTACCCCGCTATACTCATTATTGGATAACGTTGGGTCTGTAATTTCTTATCCTTACGATTTGATATTATCAAATATAAGAGGAGAAAAAAGTAAATAGGGTAAAATGATAACTAGAGGTGCTTATAGAGGAAAAACTCAATTAGAAAGAAATATATGGAAAATAACTCCATTCAAAAATCTAATTGAATTAAATGATATTCCAAGTAAGCGTAGATATTATGATACTTAGATTACTGGTGATTAAAAAATTAAAGGCAAGCTTTTCACAAAGCCTGCCTTTTTTGTGTAGAGTAATTCTTAAAATATAGTATCATAAAATGAACTATCTAAATAATCTTTCCAAAGTATTGCCATACTTAATATAAATTCTTTAGTACAAAATTGTGTACCATTGGTTTGCATTATACTGAAATCAGCTTTTTGGTCATTAGTTTTTAACTTAAACCTATAGCAAACTATATTATCCTTTATTATATCATTATAGAAAAACTCATTTTCCTGAATTCTTCTTACTATATAATACTTAGGATATGTTTTATATTGAAGTATTAAAAACTCTTTATCTATAGTAATATCTATAAATAAATCTGAAGTAAATACTATTGGATTTATTTTAAATAGGGTTGCATAATAACGCAACCCTTTGTTGTATTTATTAAAGTTCAACTTCTTCATTGCAAACTATGTTTTCATCTACTTCAAATACTTCTTCGCATGAATCCATAGCTATTGCAATTAAAAAATCATTTAATGTCTTAGGTTCTAAGTTCTTCAATTCCATCATTTTCGTAATATTTACGAGTATGTTCCCAATTACCGGAATTGATATGATATGATATTTCTGTTAATGTTTTTGCAATAATATTTTTTCGATTGAGTAACTCCTCTTCGTTAAACATATTAAATACTCTAACTTCATTATTACCATTTGTTTGTACTGCAATAATATAAGCTTCTAAATCATAATCATCAGGATTTAAATTTAGCTCTTCTATCATATACCAAGTAATAGCACAAAGGTAAAAAGCTATCTGTCTGTAGTAATCAAATGTTTCTACAGAATGAGCAAAATTGTAGACATCACTCGTTGTCTTTAGGTCTATCAGAATAATTTTCTTATTAACATGGTCAAACATTACTCTATCTAATAAAGATTTACACTTTATTCCATAAAGTTCCCAATTAATATGAAATTCATTATGACAGGTATATGTAGTAGGAACATCGTACAGCAATCTATTAGCTGCAATATGATCCTCAATATTTTTCTTTATAGTTTCTAGCATGTGTAAATCTGCGAATGATATTACTTTCTTTGTACTTCCTATTTGCAGATATTTAATATAGCTATCATATTTATCTACGATACCTCTAGCCTCACTTATTTGTTGAGCTGCTCCTTTATTATTACTATAAGCAGATCTATAAGACTTTAATAGAAGAGATACTTCGTTTTCTAAAGGATCAGTTAGTTTTAACTGAGAATATCTCTCACATAAATCTTTCTGCTGTTTTACCTTAGGTATTTCAAAGTCTAATATTTCATAGTCTTTCCAGAATTCTTCTGGTTGAAGTATATATTCATGTATCATAGTACCTCTTTCTAACTGAGGTAATTCTAGTCCCTTTTCCTTACCGTCTAGCATATCTCGTAAGTACTTAGGGCCCTTTTTTAGAAACCAACCAATAGCAGAATTTGATATTCTTGTATTATCTTCATAATATGGAATATCAATTTTCATCATTTTCTTCTTCTATTTCTAAGTTAGTATCCCAAGGAATTTCATCTTCTGCAATTATATCTTCTAATTGCGTTTTATAAAACTCCTTTTGCATATTAAAGAATTCCTTTATCTCTTCTAAAGATAAAGGTTTTTCTCCTTTTAATTTATAGAAAGGTTCAATTAATAAAGATAGAGAATCTAAAAAACTTATCTTTTCTTGCTCTTTCATTATGTCTATTATTACGGGTTTAAAATTCTTTTTAACATTATAATTATCATCTAATAATGAACAATTATAATATCCTACCTCTCGTAAATCTCTTCCATCATGCCAGTGTCCATACAGATGAGCTAACTTAGGTCTTGGAGCATTACTTAATAATCCATTTTTAAATGGATTATCATGAGTAAGTAATATATCTATATCTTGAGGTATTTTGTTATAATGGCTTATTATTTCTCCTGTTTGGTTTTCTTCTCCAGTATCAGGATCTATTTCTCCTGGCATTATACCTTTATCTTCAAATGCCCATCTTCCTTCTTGGAACATTATCGGATTGATATAGGGACAACCATAAAACTTTATACCTTCATACTCATATTGTTCATTTATTAATATAACTAATTTGTCATTAGTTCTTGCTGATAAATCCTGTTTTAATTCATCATAATAATACTTATTATAAGCATCTTCTAAAAAGAAATCATGATTACCTGGAGTAATTATTACTTTCTTACAAGGTAATCTATTTACCCATTTAGTAAATCTAGTATACCACCAATGTCGTGATGCATCTATAGACCTTTGATCATTTAAATTAATTATATCTCCGGTGATACATAACACATCACATTCTGGTATATCTCTAAATTGTCCATGTATATCGCTTAATCCGCATATTTTCATAGAATAGAAAGGCTAGCATTTCTGCTAGCCTATTTTTTAGTTTAAAAACGTATTGGCTACTAATTGTAACCATCCATCCTCATTATCATATTCCTCGTTATTATCATCCTCATCATATTCGTCTTCGTCTTCATCCTTTCCAGATTCAACATTCTTCGGTTCCTTATTAACGCTTAATTCAGAATCTGAACTAATATTCATGTCTTTAAGGAGATGTTCGTTAGATAATCCAGGGAACATTAATTTTTCATCAATAAACGATAAAATATTATCAATAGATAATAAATTAAAGTTATTTACGATAAATGTATAAGTAGATTCAATTTCATTCTCAGCAATACCCTTATCCTTAAGAATTTCTTTTAAGAATCGAGCATTGTCATTTGCCTCAAAATGACGAGTGTAACGTACACGAGAACAACGGTCTTTAAGATACTCATTAACTCGATCTTCATTGTTACATGTAAATAATACTAATTTCTTAGCATTTGTTTGTACTCCATCAAGCCAACCTAATAAGTCTTCTGTATCCCAATGCTTATCTACCTCATCGAAAATAACGGCTACGGGAGTACTAAACTTACGAAAGAAGTCATTAATCTGACTTGTAGGAAAATCTTCATCTACTACAATGACTGGTAATTTAGAATTTTTAGCAATTACTTTTGCCATTACGGTTTTACCAGTACCTTTAACACCACTAAGCATAACGCCAGTGGACAGCTTTGATGTCTTTTCAAAGTAAGTATTTACTCGTTTGATGAAAATGTCATCATCCTTTGTAGTATATACTTTTTTTGGTAAATTTAAAGATCCATCTTCTTCAAAATATGAACCGACTCCGTATCGTTCATACTTAAGATTATAAACTTTTCCATTTATTAAATCATAATCAAAACCATTAGGTTTATTAAGGATCTTATTACCTGCTTTTATAAATTCTGACATAATCTGTTATTTTTTAGTTTTTAATTCATCGATCATAGAATCGACTTGTTTTTGGTTACGAACTAAGTATAACTTATAATTCGCTCTACTCTTCATAAGAGTATATTTAAAAATCTTCCAGCGTAATGGAAATGAATCACCCATTAGTCCTTTACATTCAATTATGAAATTTTTACCAACAAAATCAGGTAAGTAAGTCATAGCTCTTACCTTTTCACCATTGTATTCAAACTTAGGTATAAGTTCAAAATGTATTGCTTCATATTGTGCTGGAATATTAGCTTCTTTCAGCTTCTTATATGTATAGGTTTCAAGTTTACTACGAAATTTAATTCCGTCGTATTCATTTGGAGTTGCATTTCGTACTTTCTTCTAACCTTTTTTCTTTGTTAATCGTTTCATTTAACCATTTTTTAACTTTATCAAATCCATTTAACTTAACTGCATCAGATATATCTTTTGCATTAAATTTCTTATGGACAAACATTGCATTTAAGCCATGTTTAAGGCTTAATTTACGACTATTTTTTGCTCCAGCTATATCTCTATCAAATAGTATTATAATACGCTTAAAACGTCTCTTAAGCTGTTCTAAGATATCTAATGGAATGAATGTACTTTCTGAAGAAGGCGATATTGCCGTATAACCCATTTCATAAAGACACATTACATCTTTCATACTCTTAGTAATAAAGAGTATATTACCTTTCTTAGGCAATTGAGCATAACCTTGTATGTCATACTCTGTAAGATTATTTCTCCATTTAGTATATTTATCTGCTAATGGTCTATATATCTTAAAGTTATTATACACTTTATAAGCATACATAGGATTTTCAGGTTTATAAATGCCTTTAACTATACCATTGCATAAATAATATTTAATACTATTAACGTTATATTTCTTTAATGTTTCCTTTGAAATATGAAACTGAGACCAGTAATTGATGTCTGTTAGAGTAAAGTTTTGTCTTACTACACCAATTACAGTCTCAGAAGAAGGTATGTATTGCTTAGAGCTATCGAGCTTAGTTGAAGTAGTAATATTTAACTTATCTACTATATCTTGTAGTATATCGTTATAATTTGTTAAACCTGTGTATAATGATACAAATTTAACTATATTACCACATTCTCCCGTTCCATGATCTTTGAACAAAAGTTGTTTTGTACGCTTACTATAGTATATTCCAAAAGAAGGATTCTTATCCTTACGGAATGGACTATTATAAATAGCGCCTACTTTAAATTGTCCAAGATAGTGAGTATATATATCATACTCCGTTACTTTAGATAAGATATAATCTAAAGTAATATTAGTAGGGGTTTTAACCCTTCTTTTGTCATACATAATATATGATTTTTATTGTGGAATGTGTGGGAATCGAACCCACTACATTAGTATCTTTCCTTTTCTAAAGAACATTCCGTATATCCTATAGGCTCTCACACTATAGGATAAAATTTGTCATTGTTTGTTAATATAATAAATTGTTTTTTACAGTTCTATGTTTGCATAGATTAACTAAAAATAAAGAAAACCCTTGGTCCTATATTCAAGAGCGACTTGACCATCAACTCAGGCTCGAATTCTCATATAGTTAAGCAGAGAACAATAAAATTCTTTAAAAAATATTAAAGACTATAATTTTCCCTAAACTGTCAAGATAAATATGTATCATAGGACTTACACCTATCATTCATTACATCTCATCATTATACTTTAGGAATAGTATAATAGCTCTTTATGGCTTAACGTTTCTAATCTACCTTGAATAATTCTTCAATTTGTTTCAATTTTGCATCAGCAGATTCTTTAGATAAACACTGACCATGATTAATTACTATATTTTCTTTTGTTTGCTCTATATTAAGTGGTATAGCATGCCCCATTCCCCAGCCATTTTTGTAATGACCTTTTTGATGAGCAAACATATAATAACGAAAAAACCAAGGACTAATACCATTTAATATTAATCCTTTATTCATAGAATCTTCATGTTTCTTTAAACATACACGTACTTCATATATTACACCTGTTTCTTCTCTCCAGCTACCATAAGCATCTCTGGTAGAATCACATGCATATATTGCAACTCTATATCCTATATTTTCAAGCATATCTACAATTTGTATAGCTGTATAGGCTTTATTAAGCATTTCTTTATAACCTATGTTGCAATTTTCAGATATTACTACATATACGTTTATAAGACGTCCACTTCCTATTCCATGAGTTTTTACTCGTTTTCTCATTGCTGGAAAACCTTCAAGTAATCTATCATAATTCATGTCATCTCCATCAAACTCGTCATAAGTATAACTACGTTTAGAACCTCCTAAATCAACATTTAATTCTATTTCTTTAAGACCATCTAAACCTTTAAGATAGCAATACTTACTCTTTTGTATATCATCTATAGATAATCCTCTAAAATCTTTTTCTTCAGTTTTTAAATGAGTGTTAAGATTATTAGAATTTCCTTCTGGAGTAGGAGTAATTGCATCATTGTAAAAATCTGTAATGCTATCATAATTATATAATAATTCTTTCATAACTAACTAGATTTTTTTTCGCAGGAGTTTCATCACTAGACTCCAACCATTGTTCTAATGTCTTTCTCTCATTTTCAGACCAATTTATAATTAGTCTTTGTTTCCAATCCATAAAGTGATTATACTTAAGAGTATGACCAGCTTGAACCATACGAGTAGATATTACCTTACGTAAATTTGTTTCTTTAGCAAATCTACGTAAAGTATTTATATAATCTACTACTTCAGAATCATACTGACTTTCATACTTAGCAGAATACGTAACTTCTACAATACCGCCAATAAAACGGTCTATAGTAGACGCATCTAATTGGTTATTTGCCACATATTGACGATCACACCCAAACCCAAATGTATTACTTGTGGCAATAATAATACAGTTTGGATGTCGATGAACTAAGCCCGTAGTAGTCTCAATTTCATCGTTAGCTAACGCTGCATTTAATATCTGTGCAACTGCAGGATCTAATGCCGTTATCTCGTCAATCAATATAATAGATGGTTCAGCGTAAAATTCTGCAAAACGAGTCTTTTCACGCGTCGGATACTTATAACCAATAAACTCAGTAGCCGAAGTACCAATGCCGCAACTAATACAAAGGTAAGGTAATTCTAGCTCTTTAGCTACATTTCTTGCCATTGTACTCTTGCCGCATCCTGCTGGACCAACCATCCATATATTCTTTATGCCAGCGTCAATAGTTCTACGTAACTTATCTTCTGGCTCAAGGTCAGTAAACTTAAATCCTAGTCGTTTACTCTCCTCTAGATACTTTAGTCTCTCTGCTTCTATAAGTTCTTTTTCACGCTTATCAAGTAAATCATTTATTTCTGCTTCTTTCTGCTTAGCAGATAAACAATTAATAATCTTAATAGCCGTCAAAGATGTCTTGTACTCATTACCAAGATAATCGATAAACGTAAATCTACCATATGAGTCTTTAAGTTGGTAGATATCTTTTCTTAAGTTTAATCGCTTTTTCTTTCCATTTTCTTTTATAGTAGTAGATATAGCGGCATAGATAATATCTCCTACTTTCAATTCATCTCGTTTTACATTAACTCCATCTCTGGTGTTAATGTTTTGAATTGTGTACTTAGTATCTACTATCTCTGCATCTGTACCTGTTTTCTTAAGGAAAGTTTTATTAATAAATTTTGATAATCTCATATAAAAATTGATTTTTTAGTTCTACAAATAAAAAAACGTGAGTGCATACTATTAGTAATCCATTATTTTGTCTAAAGACTCACATGGCGGTATGCTACTCACGTATCGCTATATTATGCCTAGCGTAGGCTTAGGATTTTATTGTCCTATTAAAACGGCAATCCGTAAGGATTCTCTGCATTGTTCTCTACTGCAGCTTCTACTGTATGTGAGATACTGATGCTTTCACTAGGACCCGGATTAGCTACAGGTGTCTCAACATCTGCAACTACTGGCTTAGTAAAATTATCAATACGCAGTTCTGTAATTGCTGAAGTTTGACCTTCAGGCAATATCATAGGCTCAATAAAAGTATATTTTGCATATGACGGAAGAGTAGTATAACCCTTATCGTTATATACAATTTTAACACGCAGAAGTTTAGACTTATCTGCTTTATTCAAATAGTCTACTACTTCTTTTGCAAATTCTTCAAAATTAGTACCGTTAAATACAAGTTCTTCGTCTTTGTAAAAACAAAGAAGCAACTGCATAGTACGAGAGAACTGATTATCTTCCTTTCTCTGTACATCCTCATCACTAAGTTGCCCGTTTCTATTATCAGGCTTCCATTCTGTTTGAGTTAGAGTTGCTCCGTTTTTCTCAAATACTACTTCAAAAAACTTTCTACCTGTAGGAGATTCAGCTACACGTGCACTTTTCAATGCTACATTCTCTTGAATACCTGCAGGAATAAACTTAACGTCATTCTTTGTTATCTGTTGCGCTCTTTCTTTACTATACATATCAATGTGTTTTATTCTGGTAAATAGATTCGATCCCAATGAGTTGTAATCTCATTGTTCTCATTACTTTCTGCAATAACTATGTTCTTTCCTCTTAAGTGAGGAGCTCTGGCTTCACGTACTGAGTTATCTCCACCTTCGAATGAGATATGAGTCTCATTCTTTTTACGATAGACATAACCTACAGCATCTGCTTCACCACAAACAATGTCTCCTAATCTTCCAACTAGGTCTATTGCCATTTCTGTAAGCTCTTCACCATCCTTATTAATCATCTTATCTTTAGTATGACCAATAAGGATGAAGTTATCACATAGTTCTTTAAACATAAAAATTACTTTCTTTACTGCCTCTCTAAGATATAAATAACCGGATCCATTAGGAAGCTGTCTTACATCATTACCCTTATACGTCTTACCCATAGGAGTTTGACGATATAAAGTAGCAGCATAAGGTAAACAGATTTCCTCTAAGCGAGTTGCATTATCAATTGCAATATACTTATAGGGTTTTGTACCTGTTTGAGTAATCTTTTGTCTAATTTGATTTGCTATTTCAGCTAAATCATTAACGCTTCTTGCTTGAATAGAAAGTGCTTCTAAGAACTCAGAACCACCTTCTAAGTCTATAATGAGACAACCTTCAAGCATAGAAAGTAAAGTCGTTTTACCAGCTTTTGGTTTACCGAAAAGTATCAGAAATCGTGGATTCTGCACCTTTGGTTTATTCTTTTCAGTTGGTAGTATTAACATAATAAATTAGGTTATACTACTTTACATCTAATATGATAGTATTTGATATAATCTGAAAGAATCTGATATTGTAAAGTAAATTAAAGATTTAATGAAGCATTAATTTCAGTATTGTTATTAATCATAACAATAACGTTATTAATGATAGTCTTTTCTTCGCGAGGTAAAGACATAATATATCCACGATTATACTTCGGGATAAGCTTATAACCTACCTGAATAAAATTTCCGTACTCTTTAACAGGAGTACCATCCGGCAAACGGAAATCATATAACGGTTTACGATAATCACGGCGAAGTTTAGCGTAATCATCTAATTTTTTCATAGCCAATTCAAACTGTGTTGCAAGGCTATAGTTTTCTTCTGCAAACGGACAATAAGTACACTTCCGATACTTAGCTACGTCACATGTAGAATATAAATCTGCACCAAAACGAATCTTATCGCTCGGTCCAATATACTGATAACTAAACGGTGTCTCTTCAGTATCGATACCATCGATTAACAACTCAGGATAAGTAAGAGCTAAACGCTTTAGCAAATAGTTCTTATAAATACCATTCTTATCACACTTTTTGTTCGGAAGAGATATAGTTAAAATATTTTTCATAATTTCAGCCTACTTTATTATTAAATACTACTGTATGCTGCATCGTAGTACTCGGACTAGCTTCTATCAAATTACCATACTTAAGCTCATTGTTAAACTCTAATATACATGGTTCTCCAGCATCTCTTACTTTTAAGAAATGAAGATATACCTTGTCTTTTACAGGTAAGCGATTAACTCCATAGCTAAGTATATTAAGTAATTCTGGACGTGATAAAGCTATCACATAGTCACTAGCTTGGAATATTGCATCTGATGCAGCTAAATCACTACGCATAGGATAATGCATAGAAGGATTGTTTATCCTATCAGGTTGTTCAATATTTCGATTCATCTGTGAAATCTGTATAATACTCGTATTAGATAATTTCTTTTTACGAATAAACATTTTCTGTAAATCGACTATTGTTCCACGTTCACTTTCGCCTTCTACAAGTAAGGCATGGTCAAGTATAACAATAAGCCATTTATCCTTAGCTATTGTTTCGTGAAAATAATCTATAGTTTTTTCGATACTTTCTACAGTACTAGGAGTATCAATGTAAAATATTTGATACTTTTTAATTTTTTCTGCTTCTTCTTTAACTTTGTCTAGAGTAGCATCATCTATACTGTCATTCGCACTATATAATTCCGAGGTAGTGCGTCTTAATCGATTGCTTAACTTTCGACCAATTTGTCTATAACTAAGCATCTCAAACGAAAAATCTAAGATTACAATATCCTGATCGGTATTTAAATCAATTAAATCAGTTTCAAGCGTATTTGCAAATGCTGATTTACCAGAACCTGAACCTCCTGCAATTGTTAAAATCATATTTGGTTCTAATCCACCACAGCAAACTTTATTGAACTTAGACCATCGTGTTTTTAAAGGTACGATTGTCTTATCCTTCCTAGCTTGAATATATCTAACAGATTCATCTGTTACTTCAGCTATTGTTTTAAACGGTAATGTTTTAAAGGATTCCTGTTCCATAACTACTTGCTGTTTGTTGTTCTAAGTTCATTTGCTCTTCGTAACATTCCCACTCATGTTGAGTGAGCCATTTCCACATAGTTTTCATATAACCTATTTTGCCTGTTCGCATTTTATCATCTATTTCGTACCTCAGACAAGCCATAATATGATTATGCATTGCTTTGGATTTACCTATGATACGGTTATATTCCTTTCTACATTTGTTTATATTAGCTCTTAGAAAGCCTTTTGTACCATCAGGCCTTGTAACATAAACTGGAAATACTTCATAGAACTCATTGAACATACTTTCTCTATCTTTTTTAATAGACTTAAGTAGTTCTTCTGAAGGACTATAAATTTGATTGTTGTCAGAAATATTTACTACAACAATGTTACGTTGAATTAACTCTTGTATCTCTTCTTCATTAACTCGGCTGAGAAGTTCCTGAATGTCTTGATTATTAGGTTGATTATCATTCAATACAAGAGAAATAAATACTAATTGATTTATTGAAATATTATACTTGTTTAATAGAGATGTATCTAGTTCTAGTATCATAAGCATTAAAGTTTATGACAATCCTAAAATTTTGATACAATATGTTAGATTCTGTTAAAACAGTTCTAATTGTCTTGGTTGTAATTCTTCAATTATCTTAAGAGCTTCCTTAAGATAATATCTATAATTAATTTTACGCTCTTCTATTGGTTTATCGTCAAATTTATTTAGAAGAGTAACACCAGATGCTGTTAGCATATTCTGATACTGTCTTGCAGAAGCCTTATATTTATGTTCTCCTACATATGGCTCAGTGTATGTTATAATTTCACCTTCTTTGTGACCAGTATCTTTCCATTTCCATAAGTATCCACCATTGGTAGATGCATAGAAACGATTAGTTCTCTGTTGCTCCTCGTTCATATATTCAACATGCCATTGTTTACCAGTCTTTTCAGACATTAAAAACTTTTTAATATCTTTACATTCCTTAATAGTTTGTTCAACCGGTATACCATCTACAAAGTACTTTATTATAGCTTCAGGAATTATCTTTGCAGATAGCCCTTTACCTAATAATACTTTAGTAATAAACATTCCTTTTGTTTTAATTAAATCAGGATTTTTAGTTTTTTGGTATCCTTCTTTAACTGCTATATAATCATTAATAGCGTATTGGTACATAGCTTCAAAACGCTCTTCTTCAAGAGTAAGTTTAGTAAGTTGTTCCCAATTTCTACAAATAGTGTTAACCTGTTGATAGTTATCTTTCTTAAGTAATACAAATAAACCATCTGTATTAGCTTGGATGATTCGGCATCCTACTTGTGTTAACTTTTCAGCTAACATAAGTAATAATAACTGTCCATTAATTCTGATTTTCATTACAGCTTCAGGACTATAACAAAAGTTATGTTCATTTTGTAGATTTCCTGATAAACCATTTAGAGCTAACTTTAATGTCTCATTCTTTACCTTATCTCCATTATGTTTTGCTTCTATTCTCTCATTTTTAATTTGAGAATATACTTCTAGAAATTCAGGTCCTAAATGTTTAGGATAGAACCCATATTCAATTAACATACTTGGGTATAGAGATGCGACATCGATGTCTATAAGCATTTCATCTTCTTTAGGAATAATTATCTCAGGATCATTTTTAGAATGAATTCCTCCTACTCCTACAGTATAACGTAAGCCTGCAAATACAAAGTTATTTTCATATCCTTTTCTACCTGGAGATACTATCTGATCTTTCATGTCTTCTAGTACTCTATTTAGAATAGGACTGTCGTATTTAATAAATGGTAATATTACATCCTTTAAAGGAATATAATCCATTGGAGATCTTAAACCTTCTATATCCCACCAAGTTAAACCTGTTTTTTCAAGATATTTCTGAGTTAAAATCTTCATTCCAATATTTACACCATCTTTACTAAGCACTCTTACTCCGTATTCGTCTTCAATAGCTATACGTAAATCAACTGCATCTTTGCATCTATTTAATAATTCTGAAGTAGATTCAATATCATTGATATTATAATCTATCATAGAGTCAAAATCTTCTAAAGGAAGTGGTTTAGTCCAATCACATACAAATTCCTGTACATTAGGATATTGCATTGTTACTTGGATTTCCTTTAAACCTACTCTAAGTTTATTAGAATATAACATAGTAAGAATATCAAAAGTATCAAACCATATTTGATACTTCCAATGTTTCCATGCATCTATATTATCTTCTTTAGAAGTAGTAATAGTCTTACTTAAGTTAAATATAGAACTACAAATAGTAAATACATTATGATTCATTAAAGTATCCTCATATTCAATTATATAATTGATTATTGGATTATCATAATGCAGATTATTATAACCACAGAATATAATATTAGATTCTATTTGTCTAGTTGTAGTATAATATTCTCCCCAAGTAATATACTTATTTACCTGTTTAAAGAATTTAACTAATTCTCTTAGTTGATTTTTTCTTTCTGATATTTCAAATTTATAAATAGTATTTGTTTCTGTGTCTTTTACAGAACAATGAAAGATGTTTTGAAATACTTCGATATCGAATACAAATACCGCTTTTCCACGTATTTGCATATTATTAAAGTTTAGTTAGTGATCCTATTGCGACTCGAACGCAAAACCTACAGATTAGAAGTCTGTTGCTCTATCCAATTGAGCTATAGGACCGAAGACGCTATTCAGCGTCTAATTTTTGTAATTCTTCTAAAAAGATAGGCATTCTGCTATCTTCATAAAAACAATCACATGGTGTTCCAGATAATTTATCTGTTGATTTAGGGAACAAATCATAAGAAGCGCAAAACAGAGCTTGTCCTTCTCTAATTTCAGTGTTCTTTTTAATATACGTATCAGCTTTCTTTTTGATATGTATAACATCTAATTTATCAATTTTTCTCATTATGCTGCACTTTTAATAGTTTCTTTATTTTTAAAGATACAATAACGATAATTCGTTGGAACACCGGTTCCTTTTAGTTCATATCGAGACTTTTCCCAAATTTCGATACCACAATAATCTCGCATAGTTTTACTAAATGTATTATTTAGCTCTTCTCCGTCTTTACGGAGTTCTTCTAATGTTTTACGAGATGGATTTATACTAAAATCATATGGTAAACCTTTACCGTTCTTTCTTTGTATAATAAGCAAATTAGGATATTCACCTTTAATTCTCTGCTTACTTACTAAAGTACGTGCTTTTTTGTTAAACATAATATTGTTAATTTTATCCTCATGTGCTGCTTTTTCTGCTTGCTTCTTAAAGATATTATTTATCTTTCCATATAGGTTAGATACTAACTTATCATGTTTATCACTATATTTAGCATTATTGAATCTTTCCTCTTTTTGCTCCTTTGTAAGAGCAAAACTTTTTGCTGGTAAAGATTCAAACGTTAAATCACTTAATTTAGGATGACGGTATGTTGTACAAGTACGTAAATTTCCTTTACTATCCTTATAAGTAGTTGTAATTGCAATCTTCATCGCTCTATTAATTTCTTTAGAAGATTTACCATTTTCTGTCCAGTAATTGATATACTTATTATTTTTCTGTTGATCAGTCTTATTCATAATGTTATTGTTTTTAAAGATTAAAAAATAAGGAATAGATGCCTCCGACACACCTCACATTCGGCGTATTACCGTCGATTGTTACTTATCTATTCCTTTAAGATTACTTTATTATTTTTTCAAATTTTAAAAATATGATTTCTTATGCTGCTAAGAATAAAGGAATTTCTTCCTCATTCAAATCAGTATTGTCATTAAATTCTGCGATTTTCTTTCGTAATTCATTTAATGGTAACGAACATTCATTCTTTTTAGCACGTAAATAGTTATATGTAAGTTCCTCATTTACTGCTAAACCTTTTTTCCCTCGTTTAGCCTTAAGTACAGGATTAATTGTATGATGTTTCATCATTTCATCTAACTTAACCATATACTCATTTAAAGCAGATAGTTTATAGATATTAATAATATTTGCATCACTAGATAAATCCTTTAACTTAATACCCATATTTGCACACTGAATACGTAATTTAACAATTACTAATTCATCATATGTTGCTCTAATATGAATTAATAGAGATTTTAGGTCATAATTGCGTGTTAAACCTTTTTTAAGTACATTTTCTGTTGCTATAATTTTCCAATAACGAGAAATTTCATTAGTTAATTTATCACGCTTATCGATTAACATGTTCGGCTTAATAGTTTTTGTAATTGATTTCATATATAGTTGATATTATTTTAGTTAATACTTGATTTAAATATCGTATATTAGAAATCGCTTACCTGTGTAGCCAAGGAGGGAATCGAACCCTCAAGACCATTTCTGATCATCGGATTTTAAGTCCGACGCGTTTACCAATTTCGCCACAAGGCCATAAAACCAAGATACCCGACCCATCGTCTTGGGCTCTACGGTTTTATATATAAATGTTTAACGTTTTCATTCTCTATATAACTATAGTAAGTAGATATTTACATCTAATCTACTAACCTAGTTATACTTTGTACTACTTTATTAAACAAATCTATTCAATCCAAAGTATGAATAAGCGTCCATCTGCTAATACTTATTCATGAATAATTAATCTTCTTCTAGACGTACTCCAATTGGAATTTGTCCTCCTCCAAGATCAAGATATGCAATACCTTCACCCCGGAAACGTTTTTTTCGACCACAATCATTTTTTTGCTGTTGCTGTGGGTTCTCATCTATCAGCTGTAGGATACTCAATTTGTAGTCACCTTCTGTTACACCTAGAAAAGCATACATAACAAATCGATCAATAACAAAATCATACTGTTGCTTATTAATAGCATTAGTAATGATTTCTTCTGTCAGAATTCGTGGTAAATTACTGTCTTTTGGTAAATACCGTGAAAATGCATTAAGCATTTTAAAACACAAATCTGTAAAAGACAGAGTTGTGTAATCTCGAAAAATTTTATTCCACCAATGTTTTGGTGTTCTACCAAATGTTACCGACCCATCGTCATTGATAACAATTGATTCTGGAATCTCATTATTCAAAAGAACAATGCTACTAATACGATTATCTTTTAATAAAAGCTTTAGTAAGTCTTCTCGAGATTTGGAGATTAGTCTTACTTTTGACATAGCTCAAATTATTTCGTAATAGGAGTGCCAAGTTCAGTATAATACTTATCACACTCCGTCAAATGAATGTCATTAAGATCGCTTAACAACTTAGCCTGGTTAAGCATATCTTCTGCAATAGCCTCAGCTTTTGCTTTCTCTAGAGCATTCAGCTTATTAACCTGCTCAGTAAGAGAGATCAAATCATCAAACAAAATTGGTTCCCGTCCAAGAGAAGAATTCTTCTCATTGTTTTCTACTGCTTCAGTGATAGTTTCCATAGTAACTTCACGGAATTTAGCAGGTCCAATCTTAAACTGCAGAGTTGGATTATTGTTCAACTCTACTACAAGAGTAGTCTTATCAGGAAGTGGAACCAGCCGTACACCAATAATATTAGTACCTTCAATGATGTACTTCATGATTGGTTTCATTGTTAAAGTTGGATCACCGTCCCGTTTACGGTCGTTGAACATAAGATCTGCTGGTTCCCGCCGAACAACGAAAATCTTTTTACCAATTAAGTTCCAAGATTCAAGAACAGCTCTGTTTTTACCGATCAATTCGGGATTGATCACTGCATTCATTTCGTTCATATTTATTTCTCCTTTTTGATTTTAAGATTGATTTCTTTAACGAGAAATTAATCAGTTAATAATAAAATTAAAAATTAATGTATTACCTTTTATTCTAACCTTATCCTGTACCTAAAGGATACGCTTTAAAAAGCTTTGAATGAGGTTAATCAATCTCAATGATGCATATGGTAATACAACGTTAGTTAAAATTCTGATAAAATTTGTTAATACTGTAAAATAAGTCAAAGTATAATAAAACTCATTACTAGAACGTAGCGATATTTCACTACTCGGCATTCCCCGTAGGACTTTACTTATTAGACAGATAAGTCAGCCGTTCTTCACTTATTTATTTCTACTTTTTTAAAACATAATATTTTCTGCTAATATCTGTTAATATTTGCAATTTTGGGTTTCGAGATTGTACTTAAAGGGGACTCGTAACACCTACCGTTTCCCTTTGTTTGCCGTACTCTACAACGCGATTTGATGCAAAGATGTAGAGAGCTCCATCATCAATAGTACGATACTATCTACGGGCATATAAGCTATTACAACATTCTTATCTTAAATAGACTTGGCGAATGAGGGTCGTTTCTATTGAGAAACGTTACTAAAACTACTAATACAAAAGCTGCTGATGTTTCGCAGCACCCACTTTTGGACATTTCACTTCTGACATTGCGATAAATCTCAGGTTACTATTTTCTACTCATGGTATTTCCAACCATTCAACAAACGTTTTAGTACACTCTAATGAGAAGCGTACCAGCCGTCTCAGCGATCTCCTTAGCTAATGTGTTGCGCACATTAGTTTACAGAATTTCATGTAGCAAGTTACTTCAATAGCGGGGTGGCTCATACTTTGTCAAGGTACTACCATTGAACTTCCCTATTGTTTTAAAAATTAAACATGTTTACACTCTCCTTATTTGTTTTAGCTGTTCGTTTCAGCGTAGGCACTCATTGATTAGACTTACTAAAGTATATAACATCTTATATAACATTAACTAACCAAGGCAATACGTAGATTACTTCCATTCTACTTCGTGTCGGCCTCTTAAGACGCACTGTAAGATCCTGCTCTATGCTGGAGTGCATAGCTCTTACCTAATTATTTCTAGCGAATCTTGGTTAAAGATACCTCACTTACTTTGTCTAAGTTTTATGGGTGGGCTTAGTTCCACCTTCCTTTGTTTCCCATGAATATACTTATATTGATCATATATTCAACTACTAATAGTCTTTTCGCGGACTTCAAGCGCTAGTTAGTTTATTACTCGGTGCAAAGCACACTAAGCTTTATAGTGACATTACTAACAAGTCACTTTATAATATAATAACCTAAACCTCATTATGCTTATTTCTAAACACTATAGTAATTGCAACTATATTATGAAATCTCTTAAGCTGTAAGACACGCAATTTACTTTCCATAGGGATTTCTCCCAAACAGCTAACT